CGGACCAATCCCTATTTATGGAAGGGGCGATACTGAAATAAGCCTAACAAAGGCGCTCGAGGCACGAGAAAAGATTCTTCCTAAGAAATACCCTAGTGAGTTTTCTTTGACACCTGATATCAATAACGCAAGAGATGACACACTAAAAGACTATTTTGATATCGTTGTAACACCTGAGGCAAAACAAAGCCCCTTCCCCAAAAGAGGAGAGTATACCATTACATGCACTGACTGTTCTGGCTTCGTTACAGGATTCCCACTCAATAAGTTTAAAGATAGTCTATCGCTCGTCGATGCTGGTCTCTATTTACTTTGGAATAATCTTGAAAAGAAGCCATATTTTTCCAAGGAGGCAGCAGCAGATGCAGCAGCAGAGGCAGTTGAAGAGGTAAAAGAAGAGGCAAAGCCAGAGGAGGAAGAGAAAGAAGAAGAGGCAAAGCCAGAAGAAAAAAAGGAAGAAACTGTGATCGACGTTGAGCTCGTCGAAACAGCAGATACGTTTGTTCCCAATATTGCTGCGAAGAATACAAAGGCAAAGACTACATTTATCATTAATCTTGAAACGTATGCCCTGCGAACTCCAACACAAGAGAAGACTCTTGAAGATTGGAAAAAAGGTCTCTTTACAAAGGGAGAAGTTGAGTTCCTTAACAAGCTTCAACTGTCCCCCAGAATCTTAGAAGAGACATTCAAAGAAGATTGGAAGGAGAAACTCGCAGGATTCTTACAAACGGTCAGTGTGTCAAGCTGCTTCAATGAACCAAATCTGTTATTAACAACCGAGTGTGAAGAGGCGCGTCTGTTTCTTAAGAAGGTATATTTCACCATTTACAAAAAGACCATTACTGACTTGTATGCTATCTGGGAAACGACAAAGCCGCTGAGTGGAGCCGAGGCTATTTTTAGCAATGTACTTGATAATCTTAAGAATATTACGCTCGTTGTGAAAGCACCATGCGACGGTGCACAGGTACAAGGACCACCAGGACCACCAGGACCACCAGGAGAAAAGGGCAATAAGGGCAATCAAGGAGAGCCAGGAGAAAAGGGTAATAAGGGTAATCAAGGAGAGTCAGGAGAAAAGGGTAATAAGGGCAATCAAGGAGAGCCAGGAGAAAAGGGTAATAAAGGCAATCAAGGAGAGCCAGGAGAATCAGAAGCTTCTTTGGCTTTGCCTTTGCCTTTGCAACCATCTGAAGAGAAAAAAGAGCAACCGCCCCCGTATCGTGATGAAGAAGAAGAGGCGCCACCCCCATATCCTGATGAGAAAGAAGAGGCGCCACCCCCATATCCTGATGAGGAAGGAGAGGCACTGCCGCCATATCTTAACAATATAAATACTGAGGAGGATGAAGCAGTGGAAGTGAAGGAAGATGACGAGAAGGACAAGAAGAGAAACAACAATCTAAAAAATGTCAGTAACTTTGTAGCCCCTGGTGAAGTATCCAACAACTTCTATAAAAACAACACTAATAAAGAGGAAGAGAAGGGAGAGGAAGAGAAGGGAAATGGAAAGAACAATCTAAAAAATATCAGTAACTTTGTAGCCCCTGGTGAAGTATCGAACAACTTTTATAAAAACAACAGTAATAAAGAAGAAGAGAAGGGAAATGGAAAGAACAATCTAAAAAATATCAGTAACTTTGTAGCCCCTGGTGAAGTATCCAACAACTTTTATAAGAACAACAGTAATAAAGAAGAAGAGAAGGGAAATGGAAAGAACAATCTAAAAAATATCAGTAACTTTGTAGCCCCTGGTGAAGTATCCAACAACTTTTATAAAAACAACACTAATAAAGAAGAAGAGAAGAGAAATGGAAACAACAATCTAAAAAATGTCAGTAACTTTGTAGCCCCTGGTGAAGTATCGAACAACTTCTATAAAAACAACACTAATAAAGAAGAAGAGAAAAGAAATGGAAACAACAATCTAAAAAATGTCAGTAACTTTGTAGCCCCTGGTGAAGTATCCAATAACTTTTATACAAATAATGACGATGAAAAATGTCCTCTGCCTAGAAAAGATATAGAGAAGCCTGTGGTTACTGATAAGCAAGACATGGTGCCACCAGTTGAGCGTATTGAGACTTACAAAGATCTTACAGATGTCGTTCCTGTGCCCGATGACGGATTCTGCTTTTACCGCTGTGTTGTTGATTCTCGTAAGAATCTTGATAAATCGTCAGTTAAGGAGTACAAGTTTGCGTTTACAAAAGAGGAGACATTGGATAAGAATGATTACAAGTTATTCATAGCAAAACTTCAGTTCTGGCTAACAGATAATGCTGATACATTTACCATCGCAGATATTTCGATCAAAGACTACTTTAATCAACGCTATGGTGAGCCACCAAAAAATACAATCCCATTTGCGGGAGAACCAAAGGTAATGACGTATGATGAGTTCATCAAGAATCTTGGAGAATACAGTAATGATTTACCACTCATGTATCCTGAGATTGATATCGTGGGTCCTGCTACAGCAAATGTTGAAGATATAAATATTCATGTATTTGAACTCATTGGTGATAAATATAAACTCAAGGCTACATATTCGCCAAGGGAAAAAACAAAGAAGGAAATATATCTTCTACACGTGGAAGGTAATCATTTTGATATACTTCTTCCACCATGCCAACTCAACGTTATGCCAGAAAAGAAGTCAGTCTTTGTTGGAACAAACTCGCAGTGGGTGACTTCTCTAAATGCAATCGGTACATCATATATCCGCTTTCAACTTATGTATGACTATCTCGATTCTACTAATATCGTACAGACGAAAGAAATAAATATAATAAGAGCATGCGTTGATATTTTTGAAACGCTGAAAGAGAATATCTTTACAACACTCTATGGTGCCAATATCACAACTCAGGCGACTGTTAAAAATAACTCTCTGAATCAACCTGAAGAAACCAACAAGAAGAACAATAAGAACATTAACAACATTAAGAACAATAAGAACAATAAGAATAATAAGAATAATAAGACAAAGAAAGTCAAACGTGTGACATTCAATGAGAATAATAACATTAACAAGAAACCATCGACGTCTTCCTCCTATGCGGCAGTGAAGGGCGGCGCTAAGACACGCAACAATCGCAAAACCAAACGTAAGACACGTCGTCTGAATAAGAAGAAATCTACCAGGATCACACGGCGTAATCGTAAACAATAAACGGTTGTTTAAAACAACACACTATTGTTTTTACTTTCTGCTCAAAATACGGACATTGCCAGTCTTACGCACAAGCAAATCCATGCTGAACAGTACAAAAATACCACTCATGATAAACAGCAGAACTTCTGTCTGAGCATTATCAGTGCGCTTCGTCTCCAGGTCATCTAGACGTGCGTAGATTGAATCAAGACGCTTGAAGAACTCCTCCTTGTTGTAAGGTGGCGCCTCCTTCGCCTGGTCAACAGGAATCGTACCACCAGGCAGTGGAAGTCTATCAAAGAATGACGTATTCGCGCCACCTGGTGTCAGCGGCTTCCAGAAGTTATTCACAGAGGGAACAGGCAACACCTCTGAACCTGTCGCCTTTGCGACACCCTTGCCTGCGAAAGCACTCGTAAAGTCGGGGCTCAGGTTGTATCCAGGATCATCACCAATCACATTTGTAAATGACGTAAATCCCTCATCAACAGAGTCATCGTAGTTCGCACCAAAATACTTTGGCAGCTTTGATGGCTGCTGCTTAGTAGGTCCAGCAAGTCCAGTCGGCAGTGTATTGAGCATCTTCTCGTCGTCGGGTGGTTGCTGTGAGCGTAAGTTTTGTAGTAGCGTTGTAATCGCATTCACAGGCTTGTCGGGTGGTGAGTTGTAATCGGTGAATGGGTCGAACTGTGGGGCGTCTACTGGGTGGTGTTCGCGTAGACCAGTTGAGGGGTTCAGTGGCGGGACCTCAGGCATCGGGCGAAGAGCCGGACGGTCAGGATCTACGACAGGTTGGTCTCCGGGCGCCTCAAGAAAGGTCAATGGAGGTCCCTTGCAGCGCTTTGCCTTTCTACGTTCTTCTTTGCGGGCGATGCTTCCTGCTTTGTTATCTGTACATCCTGAAGCCGCGGGACCTCCTCCAACTTCAGGAAATGCGTCTGATAATGAACAATACTCCATAGTCTAACGACTACTCTCTGTTGTTCCTCCCCAAAAATGTTTTGAGGCATTAGCATCAGAGGAATGGCAACACCAGCTCCACCCCATTTTATGAAAGGCGGAGTTCGTGTCTTTGTAGGTGACCTGTTTAGCAAATATGAGACGCCTGTAGCTGTAATTACACTGCTATTCATGTCAGTTGTTATCGTATTTTTGAATAAGGTGCCTGCCGAAATTCGTAACCAAGCCGATTCTTTACCCGGTAGGGCACTACTCTTGGTTTTTACAGTGATTGTTACCACTCTCTTTGGTTGGCCGCTGGGTATGCTTGCTGCCTTGATGAGTGCCTTACTTATTGGCGCCGGAGGCATTAAGCCAAAGGTTGTCAGACAACTCGAAGAGGGATTTTCTCCCGATTTGAATGTACGATTGATACCCAATAGGCACAAATGGTATGTTGAAAAGGTGCTAGGAGAGAATCCACTCCTGATTGAAGATCAGACGATAGGCACATCGGCAGTCCAAGACTTGAGTGAGAAGTACTCAGGAAGTGTCCAAAGTAATAATGTTACAATGTAGATAAGGAGGAATGTCCTTGGCACCCGATGGGGTTCTTGATGCTACAGCACGTATCGTGATGACTGCCATCTTTTTCGTATGGAATCTCTATGAGGGCTCGGTTCTAGAATCACCTTATTCTGAGGAGCTTGTCAAACTATATAAATTCCCATTCTGGCGTCTCAGCCTTGTATTCGCAGTTCTTGCCGCCACTTATTGGTGCCCCCGTGTCGGCGCAATGTTCGCCCTCGCAGTCTTTTTTTACATAGAAGACCTTGAAAAACTAATACAGCCCTGGGTGACCTTTGTTTCTGTCAAATAGAGTGGTGATGAGTCTTCCTCCGGCTCCAATACCTATGGCAATGGCAGCGGCAGCGGCTTCTGTCGCAATAAATCCTCTTGAGCATGTTTTTATGAGCCTCAATACGAACCCATATTTTATTGGACTCATGATGCTTTTACTAAATCTTGGAGGACGCTTCATTGGAATGGAAGTCAGCAAAGAACAAGAAAAAGTCTTTCAACACCCGATCGTTCGTAAGGCATTAATCTTTACAGTTATCTTTGTTGCGACTCGTAACATATTTGTGGCACTAAGCATGACGATTGTTGTCCTTCTCTTGATTTCGTATCTCTTTAATGAAAATAGCGACTTATGCTTGTGGAACACTGGAACTAATGAAGTAAAGAATGATGCTCCTGTCCAACAGGGACTGACACCTGAAGAAGTAGAAATCTGGCGGCGCCTCAATGAGAAACAAGCGCGCCTCGCTGCCGCAACCCAAGCACAAGAACGTGAAAAGAAAAATGATGTAGGTGTATCTCCAGAAGTCGCCTATTCTGCCAATATGTCTCGTCTTGTTCAATAAATAGAGATTTGTGAATATTATATGATATTATGAATATCATGTAATACTTTGTTTTTTTGTTTTACAAGACTGACCCACTGACAAAAAAATCTAAACTAAATATAAATGGATAAAGTATTATATCTTGTTCATACAACACAAAATAATCCCGAAAAATACACTGAATTACGTAGGTCTCATTATGTAAATCATCAGTTTCCTGGTGTATATTTTTCAATTATAACAACCGATAATTTAAATATAGAAGAAATTTTTGAGAATCGCTATATTATGATTTTTTCACCAAATCTTTTAAAACAAAAAAATTATCACATTAATATCCGTGATTATAATGGATTTATAACAGAAACTAATACATACTACCCATGGAATCTGAATGAAGCAATAAAGAAAATTGAAGAATATTCAAATGATCCAGCCGCAGAATGGCACTCAAATGAAGTAGTTTTCCATGATAACGTTCCTATAAAATATCTTTGTCAAACTATTAAAAACACTAAAGATTTTTCTCTACCTAAAACGCGATGTGAAAACAAAGAAGAGCCTGATCTTACAAAATTACCATTTTATGCATATAGTTTTGAAAATAAATATACAGGAAGAGATCCTCTAATACCTAGTTCAAATGCATTTTATAGAAAAATGGCACGTTTAGCAAAGTTAGATCCCATTCCAAAATCTACCGATGAAATCATATCTGCACTAAAAGAAAAAGCTCCCTACTTTTTCGAACATCGTAATGAACAAAATATTAATGCTCTAAAAAATATTAAACGACGAAACTATACTTCTAAAAGAACAAAATCTGTTACACCGCGCTTGCGTAGTTTAAGCACCCCTAAGAATGCCAATAAGTGACTGCGCACATGTCTAAGAACTTGCTTCTGATGTGACTTACGTAACCTCTTTTTCAATCGTTGTTACAAAGTCATTGAAAATATGGTAGTCGCCCCCATACACCAGATACGTGAATAGAAGCGCTATGACCACATCAATCGTATAGTGTGAGCGTGTGAGCAAAATAAGAGATATCTGAGTGGTCATGATGAGACATAAAGCCCAGAATGGAATTAAACCTTCTCGCAAGAATATCAAACATGCTAGGAAAACTAAAGCGGTATGTCCGCTGAAAGATTTGTCATAGCATTGACCCTTAAAAAAGTTGCTCCAACTAAATCGGCGAGTACATTTTTCATGTTTTGGAAGAACTGTACTCAAAAGCATGAGTGTTCGAATAAATAAAAGAATCAAAAACTTTCCCGTAAACTCTTTTGCCAACTCAAATCCACTTGGTTGCTTCATTAAAAAGAAGGAAATCAGAATTATTACAGGTATTACATTGACTAACACTTCATGCTCATGTAAATCTGGAGTAAACTCGTGAATCAAATCAAATATCTTTGATTGTGTATGTTCCTGTTTTTCATAAAAATACACTCCAATCTCATCAACAATATAACTACCAAAGAGTACTACACCGATAAGCAAACATATATATAAACCCGTAGATATATGTTCTGCTGATATCATTTTAGTCATTGCAGCTCACGCCTTAATTTAGTTTTAGACATTCAGAGCAAGCGTATTTCCGCTAATAGGTGCCTTCCTACGACGCCGACCTCCGCGAGACTCTGTCGTACTTCCCATATCACCGCTCGCTAGGCTCTCCATTTCCATCGCTGCAATCGTTGCAGCACCCTGATTCATCGAGGGAGGGATACCCATCCCCATATCGGGAGGTGGCATCTGAATAACACCCTCCATGCCTCCACCCACATTACCCATCATCTCCTTACGACGGACCTCCTCAAACGTCTGTAGGATATCATCAACACCTGATGGTCCGCGCATCTCACGACGAGCCGTCTGTCTTGGCTCCACCGACGCCATCACCTGTGGGGCGTTTGGCATCGACTGCTGGGAAGAACCAAAGAATGCACCTGTCGGGCTCGGCTGAGAGTCCATCCCCTGAGGACCAGCGGGTCCCTGCATTCCAGTCATTGGCTGAGGAGGAGCCTGCTGCTGTCCTGCTCCCATCGCCATGCCCATGAAGTTACCGAAACCACCTCCCGCCGATGTCGCCGCCGCCTGCGCGAACTGACGAGCCAGCTCAGGGTTCTTGCGAAGAATATCATCGGCATTTGGCATACGCTGACGCATGAACGTATTGCTCACGTGGCACATGAAACCACTGCCAGCCAGGGCAAAGAGCAGGCGTGCCTCGGGTGGCATCTCGCCACGAGACTTGTACTTGTCATACAGCTGCTCAAAGATCTCGTCAAAGTCCTCCACGTTCTCATGGACAGTCTCGCTCCATCCATCAAGATTGAAATCAAAGGGGTCAAAACGGTTATTCATCCACTCCAGTCCCGTGACAACACCCATCAAAGCCTGGCGCTGGAAACGTAGAGAGCTCTCCAGATTACGAGAGTCTACCAGGCGGTCATACTCCTGCTTGATTTCGTCCAGAGAGTTATCCATTGTAAAACGGCGGGCGACCGGGAAGCCCTTCGCCTCCAGACGCTGGAGCTTATTGAGATACTCAATCTTCTCCTTCTTCTCCTTCTCAGGGTCACGCTGCTGCTGAGCAGGAGCAAGCGCAATACTCGGTCCAGTCGCACTCTGCGAGTTACCAAATAGGCTCGTTGATGATGGTGGTGCAGGTGGCTCACGGTTAAAATGAATCTCCACCGGTCCAGAGTTACTGGAATCCATATTTAGCGTGATTGGTTCAAGAGGCTCCAGTTGTGATACTTCAATGCCGGATAACGGCTGCGACGAGGGAGCAATTTGTATGGTCGACCCGCCTTGGTTATTGTTGTTTCCTCCAAAAGATACCTTTGCCTGATTCATCAACATGTTCAGACCAAGAGCATCAGAACTGTCCGTAATATCTATTACATTACCTAAGTCGTTACTTAAGCCGATATCCGGACCCATGCCGAGGGCTACAGACTCCATATCGCGAATTGAGACGCCATTGTTCGCCATCCTTCTTCGGTCTCATCAGGACTTTTTAGACCGCCATTTACCGCGCCTTTCCATCGATATCCACCAAATAAAAATCAAGAGTCGGACGTTGCAAGATTGTTTCTTTTGTAATATTATGCGCTTTAAGATTAATACTCAACATAGATTCTGGCATAACATGAAATGGCTGCTGTAGCCATGTAAGATATGTGTTACAGTATATATCCATTGCCTTTGGCGTACCCCATGCTAGCCAATCACAGTAGGCGCTTCCACTATCTTGCTCTACAGGTCCATCGACTGCTTTTCCATTTTTTGATAATGGAATGATAAGAATATCATCTTTGACATCAATACTTAGAAATGGATTTTCATGTATAACACAATCTGTACGATACCGCATAACAATATCATAGTGAATATTGTTTTTCATTGCATAGTCTTTGCGAACTTCGTTGGCTCTCCAGATTGAATAGTACATCGACATTGAGCGTGGAAGTACATGTAAATCTTTCTTTTCCTCGTAGTTTTCTAGTTCATATGCTTTTGGATTATATAATCTGAGTGCGTTCGTATGACTATATACAGCTACTGTCGTATGCCACTCACCGCGTCCCTGAAATGGAAATGTTCCCATACCATCATTATCACGTTTCCAACTATGAATAAAAATATCTACCTCATTGCCTAATGTTTGTAGTATGTTGTCACGAAACGCATGCCATGTGTAATGAAGAAAGCGAAACTCGCCCGATATTTGAATCGCTATACGCATTTATGGATGTAAGTAATCTATACACATACAGAAAGCATCCGTTAAGTCGTTTTTCTTTGTGTATTTCTCAAGGTGTGCCTTCCACTTTGTAGACTCCTGTAGCTTCTGCTGTCCAAGAAGGAGAGCTACACGGTCTTCAGATCCTTGTTTGCGTGCCTTGTATCCCTCATCACCCTTTTTACCACCCTCTACCTTCTTCTTAGCGTGAACAAGATGAAGATTTGGCGGAGATGGCTGAAGAATATCGCGAAGTGAGGCAAATAAAAGAATCTGAACAGACTTCATTGTTGGATTCTTCAGAACTGGCTGATTCTCCAAGAGGATTTCATTCGCCGAGGCAAATAATGTCTGCCTAGCAAGAATAAATGTGCGAATGCCATCATGAATACTTGTTAGCGCAGTTTCTGTTGCCTTCTTGGTCTTCTCCTTGGTAATCGGCATGGCAAAATGCTTCTGGAGTTCATTTACCAAATCGCCCTTTGAAGAGGGAATATGAACCCTGTCTTGACCAACAGATTTATTCACTAAAATCTCCTTGAGCTGTTTTACCATCGGCAGACTGCGAAGAAGAGTTCCACTTACATCACGCAACGCGGGACGGTCACTAGGGCAATGGCGAACACAGTAAAGCCCGCCGCGAGTCTGATAAGCGGGTTTGGAAGAACAGGCGCAGCACTTTTGTTTATTTGGGGTTGGAGCATTCGCAGCATCACCTGCGAGAAGGTCATAGTTCTCCCAACCAATAATCTCTGTCTTTTCACCTTCTTTCTTCATAAGACACCATGCCAAGTTTCGAATACCAATATCAAAGGCTAAGACAGTCTTTGACATATAGTTCTGGTTAATGAAGATAGATTGTTTTAAATAGTAAAATTGAGGTTGAAATGTTATTTAATATTGTCATAACGAATAGGATGTTCGCCCTTACTTTTACTTCTTTACTTGCCTTTACTTCTCTTGCTGATGCCTCTTATTACAGACTTCGTTCCAAGGCTCTTATTGTCTCAGAAGTACCAGTTGGCGCGGCTGTCAGTTGCTCTCTTCCCTCGGATCTAGCAAAGAACTTTGTTCTAACGATTGATAACGATACGCCGACACAGGGTTCGAATGTTACCACCACCTTTGACTTTGATCTTGATGCGCCGATTACGGGTGGTACTGCGTACTATTCTGCGACTCTGAATGGACTCGGACCCTTTACATCACAGGCACAACTGTGTGACGAGACGGCGAAGGCGAATGACCCATGTCCTCTTGAGACTGGTCATCATCATGAAGTAAGCGTATCACAAAACACTGTCACAGGCAAGGTTGTAACGACGATTACGTGGGAGGACGAGTCAGGTTCCCAGATTCTATGTGCAAAGATTACCACCAAGTCATCATAAATAGTTCATGTTTATACTTTTATAGTCTAAAAATGATACTATGTCCTTTTTTCATTTAAAATGTACCCTTGAGTGCGGTTACGCCAATATCGGCGGTACCCATGTCCTTGAAATAACGACCACGTGGGGAGTTACGACCACCCTGGAATCTCGTTGTCACTGCCGTGTGTGCTGGTGGAGCCCTTTCCCTTGGAAACTCAAATGTGCCAAAAAGAGGAGGCGCCTTGTCATAAATGCGCTCAACACCAATGCCATCAGGTGCGCCTGTGTATGCCATGAAACACTCAGTCGGCTCGCACTGAATAATCGCTACAGGTGGTGGCACAACCGTAGGGTCATTTCCATATACTGCTCCTGACATCTTCGCTTGGCGAGCACGAGAAACATCAATAATCTTCTCGGTGTTCAACTGAATCCACTCCTTCACTGCGTATTGGGCTCCTGCTGGCACATCCTCATTACAATGGGGTCTGTAGTCTGTTACCAAACGACCGTCTGCCATTGGCGCCGCCCATCCTGGGAAGCGTGCGTCAGGCGTTGGGACGGTATTCCGAGTTGAAACGACGGTTTTTGTTCCGATACACTCGGACTGAGCATCGGTAAGACTTTCGTAATAGTTTGGCTTTGTAGGAACTCTAAAAAACTTGCTATCCATTGCTTACTCCTATTCAGCAGTGCGAGACTCTGTGGAGCCCAATTCAACGGGAAAACCCTCGTCTGCGCTAAGCAAGCCACCGTTCCCTAAGGTCCCCGCCCCAGGCTCAAGAACGGAAGACTGGTTCTGACGCTTCAGCAGATCAATCACATCCTTCTTGTGCGCTGAGGCAGGGACATTCACGCTGCGCTGCTTCGCGAGAGCCTTCAACTCCTTCAGAGTCATTGACTCATAGTTAACATCAACCTTCGCTGACGCTTGTGTCTCATCAAGAGTAGCCGTAGGGGCATCTGATGGCACTGCAACCGCCTGCTGAAGAACCTGCTTGTAAAACTCCTCGTCGGGAGCCTGCTCTTCATTTTGCTGCTGCTGCTCATGCTCCTGCTGTAGTTCATGGCGGAGCTGCTCCTCATGATGAGAGGCAGAGGCAGAGGCAGGGCTTCCCTCCGGGGGAGCGCTCATTGACATAATCGTATTCTCCGTAGCAATCTTCAAGTCGAGCAGGATGTTCTCCGTTAGACTGACACGCTTCTCAACCTGACCCAAACGAGTGTAGATGTAAAAGAAGAGAGCACCAAATACAAGGGCAAGCACTAGACCAATTGTCAGGGCGTCGCTAAGTCCGTTCATTTCCTCTTGGGGTTTGCGGTTTTCCGGAGTGATTCTTTCCGCAGATTCTTTTGGAGGACTTAAAAATAATCTTATACAAAAACATATAATGGCGACCGTTACACTACCCAAGGAGAAGCTTGAACTCGTCTATAGCCAGCTGAACTTTCTGCGCAACTATGTTGGTCTCTGGTCTCTGGAGGCGGATGAGTATGTTGTCTCTGCGCTGCCTGTCGTTGCTACACCAGTCCCTGTTGTTTCGGTCCCTGTCGTTGCTGCGCCTGCGCCAGCCCCTGTAGTTTCTAAGCCAGCGCCTGTCACTGAGGAGCGGCTCGTCGTAGAGCCCACTGTATCATCCTCTCCTTCATCAGCTGATGCTCCTAGCTTGTTCGGCTCATTTTCTCGCTCTTTCCGCAGCTAAATCAACTTCTTTTCCTTCAAAATCATACTAACACTGCTCACTTCACACACGCCACGCTTCAGCCTATAGGTAAAGTTCAGATTCCCTGTGCCATCTCGTATAGCAGGAACACATAATCGCTGAACATGTGATGGAGCCGCCTTTGCCAAGGCAAATACATGAGTGCTAATGAAACTCACAATATTTGTCTTCTTCCATAGTTTTTCTAAGAATATCGTCGCGGTATGTGCACCATCTGGGGGATTCGTACTGTGAAACAGTTCATCAAAAAGTATTAGTCCAATGTGATTTGGATTATTTGTAGCTCTTCGAAGAATCTGCGCTGCAAACTCCACCTCCCTTTCAAACATTGATGTCTTACCTGGGCGGTCTTCTAGACGTAATCCCGTAGCAATCCAATCAAATGGGTGTAGATGAAATCTGCCAGTCTCCTGGAGGAATCCCAAACCAAATGTCTGAGCAAAAAGAACAGACAATAGCGTGCTTCGTAGGACAGACGACTTACCACCACGATTCGGTCCAGTCAAGATTCCATGGTGAGACTTTGTACTTACAAAAGAAATATCAAATGGAACTCTGGTGTTTGGATTCATAAATGGGTCTACACCACCCTTTATCAAGAGACATGGCGCTTGTCTTACATGTAAAATGGCAGGTCGTAATGTTCGGAAGCGAGCCATACAATAGACAACCTCCAAATCACCTACTGTCTGAAGTGCCACATGAAGGCGGAAGACATTATCCCATGTTGTCGCAAAGTTTTTGTGTGGATCACCCATATCCATATCTTCAAATGGATTGTATGGTTTCTTGTCTAGAAACTGTGTTAAACGACGAAGACATGCTGCCAACTTTTCAACTGTTTCTCCCTTTACTATCAAATCCTTGTTTATAGTCTGTAAATGTATGGCATTCTGAATCGGCTGATATATGCTCTGTCCAACTGAAAAAATAGTTAACGCTGCTTGAAGTATATTTTTGGGTGTCCAAATCTCACCATTTTGGATACCCAACATGCGAAACATGATGTCTATATATTGCTGTACTGTAAGGGGCACTACATAGAAGAATCGAAGAAGAATATATGGCATCACAAGCATAAATACAGGCGTTAACAGAGCCATTCCAGGAACAACATATAACTTAAAATATGACATTGCCAGGATTACAAATGGAACCGTATTGAGAGCGTGCGCCCACTTCCAACCAGAAAAGGTTAACTGCTCAAATGAGTCCTTTTCCACCGTTGATTCTGTAAAAAAGCTCTGTAACTCCTTTTCCAAAGTGGCAACTTCTTCAAATGTTTGTTGAAGCGTCTCTGTCATCTCTGGATTTGTATCCATTGTTTCACGCATATTCATAATGGCAGCTGAACGGCGTTGAAGCGATGGTATGTGTGATGAAAAGAGTCGTAACTGCTTTGTAAACTGTGCCTTTCCAGATTCTGTCTGAATACCAAGAGTATCAGACAACGCCTCTGCCTTTGATTCACGTATAAGAGCCTCAATATCCATCTATTCAGAGACTTCAGGCGGGAAGTTAAATTTGAACCGCGACGATTTGTGTTATACGGTTATTCATGATGGAAAAAAGTATTCGTACAACGATAGCGATGTCAGAGCCCTCTCCTCTGACTTATTTAGCAGCGGTGGTGGCTCTTCGGGGACAGATTCCTGGTCTTGTTTCGGCGGAGACTCAGGCAAAGATTCAGAACCTTAAGGGAATTCTGGACCCAAAGACTTTGGCTTCGGCACGCAATGGTGGAGATTGGCGCCGTGGAGCAGCAGCTGCAGCAGCAGGAGCAGGTGGTGGCGGAACATACACATACAATGGAAACAAGAATAATACAAACGATTCACGTCATTGGAACAACCAGGGACAGGGACAGGGACGTGCTTCTGGGCGCGCACCTGTGAATACGACTGTTGCGACTTCTGCTTCAACTTCAGCACCTGTAGCTACGACAAAGCAGGGCACCTATACGGGTCCGCCGATGGGTCGGTATGTCAGCCGGTTTAAGAATCATTCAGAGCCCCTTGAGGAGAAGATTCTAAATCGTATCATCCTCCTGAAGCTAAATAAGTTTGGTCCCACAACATACACTGAGATTCGCGACTTCCTCTTTCAGATTCTTGGACAGGAGTCCGTTTCAGATGAGCACGGCGCCGCTGTCACTGCCGAGGAGACTCAGGTAGCAGAGTTTGTTCGTGATTTCATGCTGATGGTCTTCAAGAAGGCGGCGGCTGAGCAGATTTACTGCCCTCTCTATGCAAAGCTTCTCGCAGAGATTGGTTCTAAGCATTCAGTCATCTTTGATGAAATGAACAGCCTGTACAAGAACTATATGGAAATCTTCGAGGAGGCTGACGTGAATACAGTGACTACGACAGGTGATATGGTTGCCTTTGAAAAGAAGAATGTGGAAAAGAAATATCGGCAGGGCTACAGTCAGTTTATTGCGGAGCTTACGACACTTGAGATTCTTCCACTTGATTCTCTTGCTACTACCTTCAAGACACTCTTCAGTCTTATTGACAAGCACTCGCGTATTCAGGAGCGCAAGCCTCTTGTGGAGGAGTACGTTGATTGTCTCTTGCGTATGTCCCGCGTTCTGAAGGAAAAGAACTCCGAGTTCTTCTGCGGAACCCGAGCGAAGCTTATGAATGAAAACAAGGAGCTTCTTGATACTCTTATTAATCTTCGCGATTCTACCTATCCAAGTTTGAGCCCCAAATCCCGGTTCCTACTTATGGATATTCAGGATATCCTCTCCAAAAAGTAAACTAACATCCTCCTCAAAATCATTTTTTTACTGCGTATAAGTAGAAACCTCAAATGGCTCGCGGTACTACTCGTAAGAGCGCTGGTATCTTTAGCCGTCTATATTCCCCGGTTGGTCACCTCTTCCTCGCTGGAAAGGAGTCCGTCGGTGCCGTCACGAACACCGCGAAGGGTGTCATTGGCGCCACGTTCAATGGCGTGAACAAGGTCGGTCGCAGCGTGACGGGTCACGCCAACATGGCGGTCTCTAGCTTGCTGACGGGCAAGAGCCGCAAGAACCGCAAGGGCGGCAAGCGCAACACGCGCAAGAACCGCAAGGCGAACCGCAAGACGCGCAAGACGAACCGCAAGAACCGCAAGTAAATAAGTAGCAGTCGCTAAAATTTGAGTGCCTTGGTTTCGAACTGCGTTGTCATGGTAAAGATGAAATTAAAGGATAATTTTAGGATGCGTAGTTCTGACAACAAGAAGGATGCAGACGACACGAAAGATAAGTCTTCTAGTCGTAAGCAACCATTAAAGAGTCGTAGGCGTGGTGGTGCTGGTGCCAAGGACGATGATGATAGTGTTGACAGCCGTGGCAATATTCGTGGTCTCATCGCATACAGCGACGCAGATGAGATTACGCATTCAGAGAAGAGTTCATTTCCAAGTGATGAGATGGACACTACGGAATCATCTGATGAGGACTACCGCAGGGACAAGGCTCGCAAGGTAAATCCCCGAAAGCCTGTCGCTCCTCGCAAGGCTGCCCTCAAGGCGCGCAAGCGTATTCAGAAGCGCTTCATTTCAGAAAGCGCACGGAAGCGGCGGATTGTCGAGTCCGAGGAAGAGGAGTCTGAAGAGGAGGAAGAGGAGGAGGAGTCTGAAGAGGAGGAGTTCATCCGTCGCCCAACGAAGATTGTTCCAAAGAAGACTTCATCAAAGAAGCGCCGCGTCGTTGTTGAGAGTGAGTCTGAAGAGGAGGAATCTGAGGAAGAGGATTCTGAGGAGGAGGAGTCTGAGGAGGAGGACGAGGGTATGGGTATGCCTGGCGATATCAATATTCATATTGGCTCCTTTGGTGCTGGTGGCGATGAACTTGCCGAGCGCATGGTTCCAAAGCGCCACAACCTCAAGAAGGAGAGCCAGGAAGTCAAGAAGTTTGTTGAGCTCGTGACGAAGCCCCTCGAGGCTACGACGATTGATGACCAGATTGACCAGTTCAAGGCTCTTGCTCCAGAGAAGCAGAAGAATATGCTTGATGCCCTCGACCGTAAGCCAGCGACTGCTGAGCAGGGTCTCATGTTTCGTATTCTCAGCATGAAGCTTCCTCCTGACACGCAGACGATGGTTCTCGGTAAGTACCACAGCCTTCAGGCACTCGACAGCAGCAGTGGCGAGTTCTTCAAGCTGCGCAACTGGCTAGAGAAGCTTACGAGCGTGCCTCTCGGTGTTTACAAGGAGATTCCAGTAAAGATGGATGATGGTGTAGAGGCGTGCTCTGCCTTTATGAATCGTGCTCGTCGTTGCCTAGAGGAGGCGATTTACGGACAGGAGGAGTCCAAGCTCCAGATTCTCCAGTTCATTGCTACGCGTATCTCAAATCCTGGAAGCCGCGGTCTCAGCCTGCTCCTTTCTGGACCACCAGGTATTGGTAAGACGAGCCTGATTAAGAATGGTATCGCAAAGGCTCTCAACTGGCCCTTCCAGTTCATCAGTCTCGGTGGCGATTCCGATGCTACGACTTATACCGGTCATCAGCTTGTCTATGAGTCAAGCCATGCAGGTAAGATTGCGAACAGCCTGATTGCTGCGAAGAGTATGAGCATGGTGCTGATGTTCGACGAGTTGGATAAGATCAGTACTACGCCAAAGGGCGAGGAGGTTCAGAATCTTCTGATTCACATGACGGACCCCGTTCAGAATGGTGACTTTGAGGATAAGTACCTGGCAGGTGTTCCTCTTGACCTTAGCAAGGCGATGCTAGTCTTCTCAGGGAATGACATCAATCGTATTGACAAGGTCCTACTCGACCGCATGATGCATGTTCAGCTCCAGGGCTATAAGGATAAGGAGAAGCTCGCCATTGCTGAGAACTTCCTTGTGCCGACTGCTCTACGCGAGGTGAATCTTGCCGAGAAGATTAGCTTCAGCCGTGAAACGATTGAGCATATCCTGAAGAACTATGCGTCGGAGGAGACGGGTGTTCGCGAGTTGAAGCGGTGTATTGAGCAGGTTACACAGAAGATCAACATGTTGCGAATCTTCAATGCAAAGGACCTCCCGTTCTATATCAAGGACTTCCAGCTGCCTTTCGTAATCAAGAAGGAACACGTAGAGCTCTTCCTTAAGAAGAGGGACGTCGTCGTCGATATGAGCAAGGCGGCGATGTATACGTAAATAAATCAGTCAATAAAATATAAATAAACAGATCAATCGTTATTTTTGTTCTGTTTTTTTGACTTGTGGCTGAGGCTGGCTTGTAGCCCAAAATTTCGCATCTTGTTTCTCACGCTCAGCCTGTATCGCTGCGAGCTTATCATTCATCTCTTTGGATGCTCCCGTTGTCGGCTTGTCTGGAGTACATGTTCCTGTGCCCCAACGATTTCTTACACAGGAAGGAGCTATCATCTCTACTTCCAATACTTAGATAAATCCTCTTCGATAAATGCAACAACTTCCTCCCATAGCCGTGAAAGACTTCCTACATTCTGAATCGTGTGACGAAATGGAAAACCAAGAAGCCCATATTCTGTCATGTCGGGGACTGGAGATACAAGTTGCGAAGGACGCTCAATGCGTAGAGGTAAAATACACATATCAGGGCATACCTTTTGAATACACCACAGTTCTTGTAAGATTCTCCAGTCACTGATGACAAACCGGCGCTGACCTCGGCTCGCAGACTTTGCGATTTTTTCACCAATCTGACGAGCCCATACATCAGGGTCCTCTTTTCTTGCCTCCTCGCCAACACGAATCAGTTCATCACGCAGAGTTCTTGATGGGTCCGATTCAAGTGGTCCAGACTTTTTGACCTGGTCATAACACCATTCAAGGGGTATGTCTTGCTCTTTGGATACTTGTTGTTTAATAGGGTCGGCAAAAGCAAGTTTTTGGAAGTCGTAGCTTTCTACTAACGTCTTTGCGACAGAATCCTTTCCGGAATGAGCCCATCCAGAAATCATAATAATAAGAGGTCTTTGCTGCGTCATAATCTTATATTAGTATAGTATTTTAGACCACGATGTACGGCGCCTCCATGGACACCTTGTACATCAAGAAGAAGATATTTATGATTGCCATGATGCTTATTATCGTCGGCGCCCTGAACTGGCTTCTTATTGGCGTACTGGACTTTAATATCGTGAATGCTCTTTTCGGTAAGAGTATTGTTGCCCGTGCTATCTATGTCATTATCGGACTAGCAGCCCTTGCTATTTTGTGTGATCGCGACACATATTTGCCGTTTTTGGGCGAGACTGTTTTACCATGTGCTGGGCTTCCTAATCGCATACCTCCGGGTGCTTCAAAGGAACTACACGTGACTGCACCACCTAACTCAAAGGTTCTCTATTGGGCTTCCGAGCCTGCGTTAGAGAGCCTGAAACAGATAAATGACTGGCGCGTAGCTTACCAGAACTTTGAAAACGCGGGCGTTGCTACGGCAGACGAGCAGGGCGTTGTACTCTTGAAGGTAAGACCACCGCAACCTTATACGGTTCCTTGGAAGGGACGCCTGGAGCCGCACGTTCATTTCCGAATTTGCGGAGATGGGGGAATGCTGGGGCGCGTAAAGACAGTCTATATCAAAGATGGGCGGGTCGAAGGTTTTTCGCAGCAGTAAATAGAGGAAAAAATGAACGCTATTGCCAATGCCCTTGTCAGTGCCCAGAATACCGTCCAGAATGCTGCCGCCGCCCTTACGGGCACCAAGAACAAGACCGCGAATGCGGCTGTGACTGCAGCTAAGAATGCCGTTGTCGCCGCGAACAATGCTGTGCTTGCCGCGAATAGCGCTGCTGTCAATGCGAATGCCGCCGTGGTTGCGTCTGAGTCTGCCAATAAGGTCCCGACGCTGGGCGGCAAGCGCGGCAAGGGTCGTAAGACTCACCGCAAGTCTCACCGCAAGGCGGAGCGCAAGAATGAGCGCAAGAATGAGCGCAAGACGGAGCGCAAGAACCGCAAGAACACGCGTAAGAACCGCAAGAGCACGCGCAAGGCGGAGCGCAAGAACCGCAAGTAAACTAAGCTTCAGCAGCAGCGACTGATGGCTTCAAGAAGATAATATAGGTTTGCTCACCAAATCGCGGCTCACTCATATCATGAGCCGTTTCATCATCAAACAGGTGCCAGGCATCGGTCAAGGGACTCTTTGCCTGGGCGACATAATGTCCCGAACCTGCGCTACCGTGATGGTCTACGGCGGCGAATGACTGATACAACTGATTACGGCTCGGCTCAGGCGAGTTTTCCGAGAAGAACTGTGTAAACTGAATGGTCTCTGCGGCAGGGGGAAAGTCAATCGGCGTATGAATCTTCTTTCCGTCCGGCGTAAAACGCTTCACCACAAGACACACCATCCTTGGCAAACGCCAAATACGAGTAGAACGTACGGCAGTTGTACGCTCAGGCTTGCAGGTATCACACGCATACCCCTCAATCGTCTCATCCTTGAAATCTTCTTTGAGCATGGATTCCAAGGTTGGCAATGCCGCTCCCTCCGTCTTTGTTGGAATGGGCAACTTCAGACAGTTGAATGTCTCCCAGTTACTTACCTTCTTCTTACATGTCTGGCAAGTTAGAGTAATCTGTAGTAATCCATAGACCATTTCGGTAAGTGGCGAATACTGCTTTCCAAAGAAACGCTTCCACGCCTCCAGGGCATTGTGAATATCACGGTCCTTTTCCGTCTCAGGTGGCGCCCTCCGAATATCAATATTCACTTCTTCTGCCATACCCTCGTGGAGTTGATCCAGAAGAAATACTAGAAACTCATGGCTATCATGCTGCGCAGGCACAACGAAATGATCAAATCCCGCTGCCTTCGCCGCCGGCATCATTGTTTGAAGAAACCCCTGTGGTCTCACATAGGCTGGCTTGGAACCCGACCAAAGAGATTTCAAAAGATCGGCGTATCCACGGACCAACTCCACTTTCGGCGTCGATGGCTTCTTTTGAATCCATTGTTCGTGCCGCCCTTCCAGAAAGAAAGCAGAGATCTCCGTATTGTGCCGTAGTGCTTGGAGCGCCGCATTAAGATAACATGTATTACGCATATTTGCGAGACCAGTGACACCCTTATCCATACTATGCGGTGTCTTTGGTTGCGATGCCTCTTCCATAGATGTATATGGTGCGCTGGGTTTTAAACTTGAATTCCTTTTGCTATCCCAGGATGGCATCCAACGAAATGTCTTCGAATCAGAACTATGAGAATCTGTACGGGGTGACTCTTCTTGATGATGTACACAACTACTTTCCTGCTTTGCTGTATGATCCGTCGTCGTTTTCCTCACTACAGGAACTTCTTTCTTACGTTCAGCGTCAGACTCGCCAACGCTTTGATTTATTCTCTTATGGACAACGTCAGTATCAGGCGGCGAATCCTCCAAGGCAACAGCAACGGTCTTCATTTGCTCAGAGGTCGTATAGTGATGCTGCTCGTGGGTTTTCAGCTTCAAATTTATCAGCAGCTGTGCGCTCCCCCCTTGTATTACCAGTACCAGCCGCACCAGTACAGAACAACGATGATCTATTGACGACTGCCGCTCTACAGGAACTCATGACAAGCCTCTTCAGTATTTCAGGAACTCGTGGAGGAGCGACTAGACTGACTGCTACACTGAATGGCGAGGGAATGGAAGCTTTCCTAGAACCTGTTGTTGTCCGTCCTACACCTGAACAGATTACTCAGTTTACAACTGTTGCGAATCTCGCCACTGACGAAGAGCATTCATGTGCCATTTGTCAAGAGGTATTGCGTTCCGAACAGGAAGGTCGTAAGTTAAATGCGTGCGGTCATTGGTTCCATCGCACATGTATTGATACGTGGTTTCAGCGTCACATTATCTGCCCAATCTGCCGTCATGATATTCGAGAGCCAGTTGCCCCGAGGCAATAAATAAAAAATGTGAATGTGTTAAAAAATCTTTTTGTTATATTTTATATTATTTCAAAATAATGCTTATATTTTTTAACCAAGCAGCGAGCTAATGACCTCTGGCAGCAGGCTAATCTGCGTTGAGTAATGGCGCTCAATCTCCTTTACCATCTGCACCTCATCAGGACCAATCAGATTAATCGCAACACCCTTGCGACCAAAGCGACCTGAACGACCAATGCGGTGAATGTAGTTCTCCTGGTTCGTCGGCAGCTCATAGTTAATCACAAGGCTGACCTGCTGTACATCAATGCCGCGCGCAAGCAGATCCGTGCTAATCAGAACGCGCACAGTGCCCGTGCGGAAGTCGTGCATGCGGCGCTTGCGCTCACCAACATCCATCTCACCGTGAATGAATGAGAGAGGAAAGCCCTGCGTAGATAACTTGTCTGCTAGCCACTCTACACGCGCACGCTTATTACAATAGATCATCGCCTGGTTAATATTTAGCTGACTGTAAATATCAAGCAGAGCCTCAATCTTCCACTCCTCCTTTGGCAGCTCCACCATGTACTGTCGAATACCCTCAAGCGTTACATCCTCGGGCGGGATAAGAATCTTGACTGGATTGCGCAGGAGCTTCTCGGCAACTGAAATCACCTCCTGCGGCATCGTCGCACTAAACAGTGCCACCTGCGTGGTGGAAGGGAAGCCCAGGTCAAGAATACACATGACCTGCTCATGGAACTTGTCCTCTAGCATCTGATCCGCCTCATCCAGAATCAGCACCCGAATGTTGTTGCGAGGCAGCGCTGGACCGCCACCTGAAAGCGCCTTGCGATTCATCAGGTCATAAATACGCCCCGGTGTGCCAATAATAAACTGAGCACCGCGGTCCAGAGCACGCAGGTCATGGTGGAGCTCCGTGCCGCCCACAGCGCAATACACCGAGAGCGGAATCTTGTCGCTCAGCCCCTTTGCTACACTCTCAATCTGCTGCGCCAGCTCGCGCGTTGGCGTCAGAACCAGCACCTGCGGCGCCTTCAGGGTTGGGTCGACCCGCGCCATTGAGCCGATACAGAAAGTACCCGTCTTGCCCGTGCCTGACTGCGCCTGTGCTAGAATATCCTTGCCATCCGCAATCGGCTTGATTGCCCGCTGCTGAATGGCAGAGGGGCGCTCAAAACCATGGCTGTAAATGCCACGGAGAAGATTGTCAGGCAGACCCATCTCATCGAAGGTCTCATATACCTTCTGTGCTTCCGTTCCAGAAATCGTGTTCATCTTGTTCGTCGTAGTTTCCATCGTCGTTATACCTGCGGCTATCAACTACTCGCGAATCAATTTTTAGGTAGCCACCCGTTAAAAATGAATCCTTGTTTTCCTCACTTCTAGGCAGAAGGACCATGGAAGCTGCAGATGAAATCAACGACACCGACTATGTTCTTGATGTCCAAGAGGAACTCGAGATGCTTGAGGGGGCGGACGATTCCTCTCACGTTAAGGGCATGAATAACACACAGGATCCCCTCGCGATTCTCTATAAGTATCATCCAGAGGCGGTTCTAGACTACACTGATACGATCGCAGAGAAGATTCCACTCAAGGTTGTGCCAGCAGGTGTCACGGCAGAGGTGGATGAAAACCATAAGAGTCAGCCATGGCTTTGGCAGTATGAGAAGACTGCTATTCTGGGAAAGCGTACTCGTCAGCTCGCTCAGGGTGCCAAGCCATTCATTGTTGTCCCACCCCATATCGTAAGCACCCGAGAGATTGCCCTGTTGGAGCTACAGCAGCGCCGTCTGCCCTTTATTATCAAGCGTCCTATTCCAAATGGCACGTTTGAGTATTGGCGTCTAAGTGATTTGCTGATTCTTTAAAAAATACGGATTCGTTGCTCTGGTGATATATACATTGGGGCTGTATCTTTTATGTCAAAGGCATCATACCACTCTTGAAACTGACTCACAATAAGATTTACACGAAGGAACGGAGGAGCATGATAATCTAAGAAAAGACCCTGAAGTGTCTTCGCAGCCTTTTCTTTTACACGCCATGATGTCGCATATGAAATAAAAAAGTTCCTGTAGGCTTCCTTCTTTTTCTCAGGAGACGCATTCATTGTATCCAGTTCATGGGTCAGCGCATCCAGTGAAATCGCCAAACCTCCTAAATCAGATATATTCTCGCTTAAGGTGAGTGTTCCTGATACAGGGTGCCCAAGGACCTTCTGTTTATTAAAGAGTTCAACCAAAGCCTTTGTACGCTTATTATATCCTTTATTGTCACTTGCTGTCCACCATTTCTTTTCAAAGCCGTCTGGATTGAAATCTTTACCATCTTTATCAAAGGCGTGTGTCATCTCGTGTCCCAGAATACACCCTAGACCGCCATAGTTCCATCCTATCGCTGTATTCTCTCTAAAGAATGGATAATACAATGAACCAGAAGGGATAACGATTTCATTTCCTTCAGAATAATAATACGCATTTACTGCGAATACCGCGTCATCCCAGTCCTTTTGGAGAGAGCGTTTTTCACCTAAGCGTAAGATTTCATAGTCTGTCTGCCATTCGCCGAGACGCAATAGATTGTCCAAAAGATTTTCTGCTGTCAGCTTTGGAAGAGACAGTTTTCGGAAAGAATCAGGATAGGCAATCGAGACTTTCATTTTTGCCACCTTTTCTTCTGCGGCTTTTCGGGTAAGAGGCTGAAGCCAATCAACGGTCATTAGACGTTCGCGCGCAGCTTTCAGTAGATGTTTTACGAAGATTGTTGTAGAATATTTCAGCCCTTTTGGAACAATCTCTTCCACATATAATCTAGATATAAATGGCGTCATATAATCTTCAATGATCTCCAAGACAAGCTCCTTTTGTGGCATCTTTTCTGTCTGACCGCGAAGTTTGCGGCGGAAGAATCTGAAATGAATATCGTCATAGGGCGGCGGCAAATATGGCAGAAAATGGAGAATCGCCTCGAGGGAAAATAGGAGGCGCCATGTCTGGAGTGGCAGAACGCGAAGCAGTTTTTCGATGACTCGCATCCAGTTGTCTGAATCCACAAAAAATGTCTGATGTCTCCAGTTCTCCAGACCGAGTCCCTGAAAAAGAGATTCCATAGGAATGCCTGGATAATGTTTTTGTAAATCGCCTCCCTTCATTTCCACCTCATTATCACCAAAACTCTTACGAATCGCAGCTGCTAAAAGACTTTCTAGAGCAACCATTGAACTTAAGTCTGGTACATCAAGCATTTCTCCAAGTTTATGAAGCATATTTGCATATTGCATAAGTGTTTTACTTTTCCCTGGTGCTGTCTTTTTGTAATAAGAAATGTCTGGAAGTCCTACACTACCCACACCAAGTGTATATGTGTATTCCGTGTTCCTCTTATTTTCATACTGCCCATACATCCAAAGAAGACCTTTTATCTTATAACGTGCAAGTTCGCCGATCGTTACTGCGATATCTTCATTGTTGCGCATACAACGAAAGTTCTGTAACATGGATTTTAAACTTTTAACGCTATTCTGCTGATTTGCCACATGAAGAGCACTTTGTGCTAGAATACCAACTGTCTTTTCAATCGCAACTATTTCATTTTTATTATTTACATCTGGTTTCTTGCTTTCCTTGATACACGTATTGACCAGTGAGCGAAGTTCAGAGTCAATATTCATTTCTATCTCTTCACTGACACCGAATGATGGAATAAACGGCGGAACATGAACAGAATCTACCCAACGAGCATTTACATAGCGAAAAAAGTCCTTTCCAGCAACATTTTCGTCATCCAATGGGGGCGGCATAGGAATACCGGAACTAGATCTGTTTTTCTGTTTCTGTTTCCGCGTCTGCCGTTTTGCTCGTAGTTTCTTTAAATGATTTGACTTCAGGCTCATACTGCCTATATCTACGCTCGTCCTTTATTTTTGTTGTGCGACAATTTTCGGTGAATGAACGTCGTCCGCAACTTGATTTCTTTAAAATAAACATCATGAGACGTCTATCATAAAGAGGCGAATGGAAATTTTTAAAACAGTTCGCCAAAGGTTCCATCCACGAACCTCTTCTACGAGGTAGTCTTATTTTTTGCCGCTTCGGTTTTTGCCTTCACCGTGGAAAGTGTGTGTTCAACAAGAACCTTTACAAGGGGGTTCTTATTATATTCATTTATTTCCTCCCACGAGCACATCTCATAGTAGTTCTTATTGGTAAAATAGTACAAATACTTATTGCCGTTCTTTCCAACTAGTGAATATCCTAGCATTTGAAGATTTCCCGCCGCAGAAAGAGTCTTGTAACAGGTATCGGGAGACTCTGACCAGTTAACCAGAATCAAGGATGGGCGGTATCCCTCTAGTAAGAATATATCCAATACAGCACATTCATTTCCAGATAGATCTACCTTCAGTATATCGATGCGAGGCTCCTGAACCTTCATTTCACTGCAGATATTCACAATAGATTCGTGCACATTTACTGTAGTCACAGATTCGCCGTTGAGTTCCACCTTGCCCTTGTAAAAAGATGGGAGTTCATGGCGCGTTAGAACATTGCGGGGAAGTACCCACTTTGAGAGCGCCTCCTTGTCAAAATCACCCTTTACATCGACAGCCTTGCGAGTCTTTAGCACACCCTTCACGTTCTCCCAGTTTAGAATATTTGCTGCCGATGGCTCAAAAATATGGACGGGGCAGCCCATCATCTCAAGAAGGTCGAGCTCGGCTAAGGGGGAAGCACCTGTACCGACACTGATGAAAACAGTCTTTGTTCCCTTTGATGAAAAAAAGTCCCAGGCATTTTCTATCATGGGAAATCCGTGTTCCTTGTTGCCGATAATCTGGGTCGGGGTAGTCTGCGCTGGAATATTCGCCATTCGTAGTTCTGATTTAACAAATAACTACTGCGTCCAGCGTTTTCCGCAGTTGACACACTGAATGAAGATTGTCATCGGCTCATCAGCAGAGCGCGTCTGGAGTTCATAGTAGGTACACTGCCTCTTGTGGCAGCGACCACAGAAGAACTGGTCGGTAGCATTTGCCTTATTGCCTTCCAGAAGCCGCTGTTCACGCTGAAACTGCTTTTCTGCGAGTTCCTTGTTCCTCTCAGGAAAGATCTCTGTCTCGTTCCACGTCAGAAGGTCCTCAAAACGAAACTCATTCGCCTTGTAACGCTCAAGCAGTTTCTTATTCTCAATATAGCAAGATGGATGAAGATTTCCACAGATGTGACGCATACGACGCGTATATAACTTGTCAAAGAGTGGAAATGACCAGTCACGAATAATGTGGCGTTTACTGGATTCCTGAAGACAGTTATTATAGACTGCACGCTCTAGAGCCACAATCTGCTTCTCCTCAAGATGTGTTCCAAAGAACTTCTTCAATGTAGCAACCATACTTGAGCGCTGCTTTGATACCAAATAGTTGGTACTTTCATCTCCTCCATCAATCTGAAGCTGTTCAGATGAGCGCTTGTAACCCTCTAGGAAGTGTGTAGTCACCTTTGAACCTCCAAAGAGGTTTCGACTGGGATCACCACCCTTCTTCCTGCGACTGCGGCTACGTGAAGTACGCGCAGGGGTCTCGCCTAAATCAACTGCATCGTCTGCTTCAACTGCGCCCTCTTCTGCTTCAACTTCTCCATCATCTGCCTCAGCATCACCCTCCTCTTCATCGTCGCCCTCCTCCTCTTCCTCCTCCTCTTCATCTTCTACTTCTCCTTCTGCTTCCTCTGCTACAACTTCATCAACAGGCTCCCTATCATCAACTACAACGTCATCCACCTGCTTCTCTTCAATATCCTCAATCTCTTCTTGTTCCTCCTCTTCATCCTCCTCATCAAGAGAGTCAAAGCCACCATACGCATTTGTATAGAATGCCTCATAATCCTCCGTCTTGAATGTTATTGGCTGCTTGTAATCATCGGGTGAAACAGACACAACAATACAGGTGTCTCCGAAAAGTAAAACAGAATCATGCGGCGGCGGAAGTTCATGCTTGTTTTCAGTTCCAGCCTTTCCTGTTTGATATCCAAAGAGATGAAGATACTTTGATTTATAGGAGTAATGTCCAATATATTCAGGCTCAGTCTTCTTCTTCATATATTTTTGAATATCCTGTAAACCAAGACTGCCTGATGCGGCAGAAATCTTTGCCTGCTTTACCTCGCCTTTGGCGGTCAAAATAAGTCCGGAAAATACTGACATGGTTCTACCTTGCCTAGAAACAACGCTTAAAATGGATTCAACTTTACTAAGGTAGTGGATACCGTCTGATGTTTATACCAGGACAAACATTTATTCGGTCGTGGATTCCATCGCCTGATGCTGTAGTAAATGACACGGAGGATAAACTGTATATTTATGACGGCGGGGACAAACAAGGATTTTTAGTTGAACTTGCTTCAGGCAAGCGAGAATGGCATCTTATTCAGGTTCTGTCTCGTGAATATCTTGAAAATGGAAATATTCAAGAGACAGGTACTATTTTATTAGATTCAGAAATACCCTTACATTTTTACTCATGTGAATCATACCCGATTAAGCGGTCTCCTTCTTCTCCTCTACAGTGGTTGATTCCTGGTTGGTTGCTGCTGACAACGGTTGGAAAGCCGACGCAATATCCGACGCCGTCGCCGCCGCTACAGTTTGAGCCTCCACAGCAACAGCAACAGCAACAGGCTTCTCCTCGTCAGCAACAGCAGCGACGGCAACAGTCGCAACCGTCTCAACGGCATCAGCAGCCTTCTTTGCAGTCTCCTCTGAAATCACCTTCTCCTTCACCAGCACAGACACAGCAGCCTTCGCACAGCAAGAACCCAGGTGGATCCAGAAAGATGGCTTGACCTTCTTTAAGTCTAGTCCTCCGCGCGCAGCCGAAATCGCCAGCTCCAAAGAAGCCGGTAAGACATCATCCACGGCAGCCTTTAGTTGGTCAAACCGAGCCTTCAAAGCCTTCAGATTCTCCTCAGTAAGACCCACCGCCTCATTCTTCTCCAGCTCATTTAACGCCGCCTTCAGAGCATCAGCTACCAACTTGCCCTTCTCCTTGCCCGAAAGTTCCTTTATGGTATTCACCTTGGCAGCCAGCAGACCACCTATACGAATTACCTCCGCCACATTCCACTCCGTCGTTCCATGTGTCTTCTTGACTAACTCAACAAGTTCAGATATCTCCATTCTCTATTGGTTCCTTTTTGAAGAATAGATTTTTTTGTACATGATTTTTCGCAGCCGGTTCCAGATGATGCCGCATATCCTCGTAGCAGTTTTGATAGCTGCCCTACTTTTTGTGGGCTATCTATATTTCTCAAAGAAGGGTGTTTCTTATACTGATCCAATGGTACTAGAAGACTTTGAGGTTCCCGCGCCGGCTCCCGTAATCACCCAGCCCATTCCCGAAGCTCCGCGTACTATAACCTCTGGTGGTCCAACTACTCCCAATCAGGCGCCGCCAAGAAATGAGCCGCCTGTCCGTCTTCCCGGTCCTGAGCCGAACGACTCAGAGTTCTTCGAGGAGTCCTATGGAAGCAGCGATTTGCAAGATAATATGAGATATCCTGAGCGCCTTTTTGGTCCTGCTCCTCTTCCTGACCGGACTGATATCGCTGTTGAATCTGGCGTAGCAGGTTCCGTCAATCAGGTTGTAAGCCAGGCGATTCAGACATTCTCACCTGATTTTGCTCAGAATGGTGGCGAGTTTATTCGTGGTGGAATCTTTGCGAATGATACATTTCAAGTGCCAAACTACTCAGCCATCTAAGGTTTTAGCGCAATGGATTAGTAGAAGTAATACTATGGATACAACAGGCTCTATTCGAGCAAGTCTGAAAGGCTCATCACCAGGATTTCATCCTCAAAATATTGAACCAGCTGTCCTGGACCGTGCTAAGCAGTTCCTGGAGAGCTTACAGTTTGATCTGCGCATTCGCCAGATGCTTTATCCTGATAAGATGGAAGTCTCATTAGGCAAACATGTATATTATGTTTTGGGTAATGAACAGAAATATGAGCCTGGATTTTTGATTTGTATGAAGGGACAGCCACTTGTTTTTATTCATAGTCGTTTTCAGTTTGGTTTTACTTTACGTCTTCGTCTCCATGCTTCACTGTATCAGAAGGAGGCAGTTTTTGTTGGAACACTTGATACTGTTCATGCACAGTTACGTCTAGAAGATGTATTGTATTATTCTGGACAAAACATGATTCGTGACCCTTATACTCGGCGCTACAATGTTCTTAAGGGTTTCATGGAGAACAGCTTTGTTCAAGATAAGCGTCTCAGTGGTCTAACTGTGACTCTAGCGCAGCCAACACCTCTAGCAACTCTTAAGGAGACGATTGAATCAGGGCAGTTTCATAGTGTTGATTTGATTCCTGAACAAGGTGGGCGACGGAGGTGGTATATTCCTCTTCATACACAGACATCAAGGGTTCCTCGTGATGTCAATGTCAATACCGTGGTTCAGAAGAATACAACTGTTGTTCCGACTGTCGTTGAAACGCAAGTAGCATCTGTTAAAAATACAAGTCTCACGCGTGCGATTGCGTCAAAGGTGACAGGGCTCCCTGATACATATGACTTGACTGATTCCACGGGTCAATCGATTGGACGCGCGGCTGTTCAGAATGCCCAGACAAGTATTGAACTTCGGCAGGCGATTACAAAGCCTGGTGTTAAACGTGTACCTGTATGTGTCGAATGGTACGCAGATTTTGAGCGCTACCAGATTCTCGGACTTGATGCGTAAAAGCACATTTTCCCTAGTCTTATTAGAAAATGGCTAAGCGTAATAATCGCAAGGAAAAGACACGCAAACGTCGTGGCACCCGCAAAAACCGTTCTCGTCGTGGTGGCGGCTGGGGCTACATTGGTCTAGACAGTATCCCGGGCGTACCTGGTACTGTGAGCAACCCTCAGGTCTTTACTGCCATTGGTGACTGCCGCGCTACTCGCCCCGACTATGAGATTCCCTACAGCGACTACGCCAAGTACCAGGGTCTGCCTGGCATGAATGGCGGCAAGCGCAGCCGTCGTAATCGTCGCAATCGTAAGAGCCGCAAGTCGTTGAAGGGTGGTCGCTACACGTTTGACCTGGCTGCCACACCTGAGGTCACCCCGAATGGTGCTACCCCCTGGGCTGGAACGTACCCCGTTGTGCAGCGTATTGCCTGCGAGGGCTCTACACCCAACCCCCTCAACCCTTCGCCACACACTCCCAGCACGGAGCCTCTGCCAGTTGCGTCTGCGAATCTCCACCTCAATCCCCAGTCCGGCGGTGTGCAGAACATGGCGCCAGCGACCTACGGTGTTGGTGATGTGGATTCCATGTATTACTATGCCCCGACGGCGGGCTATGACAACAAGCCAAGCACATGGGTGGATAGCGTCGGCGCCCCAGTCCAGCTCCAGATTCCATATGCCGCGCGTGCGATGAACCCTGCCTGCTTGACCACGGGTCACCCCCCACCTCTAACAGGCGCGAATGCGCAGATGGGTGGTGGTATTGGTGCTGCCGCCTCCGTCCTCGCAGGAACGTTTGTAGGCGCTGCGAATGACCTGAAGAACACGACAGTTGGTCTCGTCAAGGATACAACGGGCACGGCGGTTCTCTCAGGACAGCAGTTGGCTCAGACTGGCATGAATCTCGGGCGCGGTGTTGCCCTAACAGTCACGGGACGCGGCGGTCAGCTGGGTGGTAAGAGCCGCAATCGCAAGAGCCGTCGTAATCGTAAGCAGTGCGGCGGCATGAACCTCCTCGATGGTGCGGCGACAGTTGTTGGCGACTTTGTCAAGGGCACGACGGGTACGATGACGGGTGCTGTACAGGGTGTAGCGGGTGCGACTGGCACGCTCATCCAGGGCACGACTGGGGCGGCGGCGAATGCCACGACGGGCTTTGCGACTACGCTATCAAATGTGGGTAAGGGCGCCCTCAATACGGCTCGCGCGGTTGTGAGCGGCGGCGGCAAGAGCCGTAAAAATCGTAAGAATCGCAAGGCGAATCGTAAGCATTAATCGTCCATGATTAGGCAATCGCCTGGAACTTCCTCTTCAATCTTCTCGGGTTCATCTTCATCTCCAATCTGAATCCGATAACTACACTTCCGATAATACTGTGCTCTCTTCTTCCATTGACCCTGATACACTCCATGACTATCTACGAGATCAATAATCAGAGGAGGAACTTCGCGTTGGTCTTTTTGAATACGAAGAATGCGCCCGGTACTTTGTTCCACCTTCTTTCTTGGACTCGCCATAATGACAGTATTCAGACTCTTAATATTCATTGCTTCACTTGCCATGGCATACGATGCCAATAAGACACGTGCAGTCGCAGCCCCACTCTCACGAACTTCTTCTTTCATTCCACCAATGTAATAACTCATTGTTAATCCCGACTCCTTGAGAAGTTCTTCAATCGTATTCAAATGTCCAATCCTCTCACTTAGGACCAAGACCCTCCTCCGTTTGTCTTCGCAAATCCCTCGAATCATTTTGGCAATCATTTCATTTCGTTCTTGGCATTCCACAACGCGACTCAAAAGGCGCGCCATAACCATCTCACCCCGACTGTCCGTTGGAACTTCACTGTAGTTTGTATCTTTCGATGTGAACTGAATACATTTCACAACAACATGGGGATCTGGATCACGAGTCTTTTCCCAATAAACTGGCTTTCCAAGAAACCATTCAAAGACTTTCGTCAATCCATCATCTCTCACAGGAGTGGCAGACAATCCCAACATATGTTTGGTTTGAACTTTCAGTAAAGTCCGACTGAAATGAGCCGCGCCAAGATGGTGGCATTCGTCAAAGATTGTGAATCCAAAACTTTTGAATGTTCCCTGAGGAAACTCGCGCTGAACAAGAGTCTGAATCATGGCGATTGTACAATCAAACTGAACTGGTTTGGGTTCCTCGGCTTGTAGCCCTGCCGCCGCCAATCGAGCCAGAAGTTCATCCCTTGTCCCAGTTGTTTTTCCTTTGATCTCTTTCAACTTTGCCTTCAGTTCCAAAAGCGTGGGTGGCTTTACAAGCGGGGTTTCTTCATGAATCTGGAGTTTATCACCTTGAATAATTCCAATACGAATCCCTGGAACAAGTGATTCTAACTCGCCTTTCCATTGATTCAGAAGGAACTCCTTATCAACAATAATCAGAAACTTACGACCAATCCGTAGAGCTGTCCAGATTGCCATAAATGTCTTTCCACGACCGCAGGGAACACAGATCAATCCATTTCCTCCCGAATCAATAAAGTTATCTACGATTGACTTTTGGTAATCATACGGTTTCCCTTGAAACACTAAATCACTTCGCAGAGGATCGCCGTCTTTTATGGCATCCGCCTGTGCTTCTCCAAATGTGTCATATCCCCACCAACGTGGAATATAGAAGCGACTTGGTGATTCAGTATAAACACTAAATGCTGGAGCTCCAGCCATCATGGCAAACTTGGCAGCCACTTGAGGTTGAACTGTTAAATCCTTTCGCAACTTTTGTATTGTTCGCGGTGTCAATGAGGACTTTTTAATAGCATATCCGTGTGCCGTAAGGACGCGGTCTAATGAATTTAAATCGGACATACTCGCTATGTGGAATGAAATGAAGTCAAATTTTACTATCATATAATAGAACGATATGGCAAAGACACTGCCTACGGACACCATTGTAATCGGAATCGCTGTTGTTTGGGCTCTCCTTCTGCCTTATTTCCCTGATACACTGTTCACGCTATTGGATAGCCTTGTCGGTGTATTCTTTTTACTGCTTGTTGTGCTCTTCGCTCTGCCGCATGGAGCAGTACCCGGTATATTGGTTGTCGTCGCTGTCGCACTGACGTTTGTTGAGCGCAATCGCAGAAAGATTCAGCGCAAAATCATTGAGGCGCCAATACTGACGCAGCAACTCGCCCCTGCCCCTCCTATGAGCCCGTATGAGGTACATCCTGCGTTTGAGCAACCCGACATGAGCTCAGAGGATGCAGAGACTCCATTCATGCCTGAGGAGAATGCTTCAGATAACTTTCAGACTGTAGGTGTATCTATAGACGAGAAGAATGCGATACCCACTATTAGTTCTAATACTGATAGTGCCGAGCGCTTTTTTATTCGTAACTCATTGGCGAAGACGGAACTTGAATAAACATATTTACTTTTTTTAATACTTATTTGTAAATGAATGGTATTCTCATCTACATTTCAGCTGTAACTCTCTGATACGCCGCATCCAGTCATCTTTTTCTCTTGCTGCAGCCTCTCTTGCTTTCTTTGCTGATTCCAATGCTGCCCTCCAGTTTCTTTCCATCTTCTCGCGCAAGCCCCACTGGTATTTTGCATCCCTTTCAGCCTTTTCTCTTGCAGCCCTTTCTTCCGCTGCTTTCTTGGCTCTCATTTCACGGCGGCGCCGTGCATTCAGATAATCTGAGCAGAAGTTCTCTTCAATGACCTCCGCATCTTTGCCTGTTCGCCAGTTGGGCGCTATGCTGTCATTATAGCGTCCAAACGTATTGTCTTCGCCACAGAAGCTTGGAATACCGGCAGTAGTTGCCCCTGAATATTCACACATGAGATACTGGAAATCGCCATTTCCCTCTTTTATCTTTGCTTGGTAGTTCTCATTCGGAACATTTGGACATACAAGTGCTAGCCTTCGCTTTTCATTATAACAACTATTTGCCTTGCGTTGATTATCCCAATCTGAGTCATATACTCTACAGAACTTAGCTCCTGCATTCTGAGGATAGGCGCCCGATTCGTGAACAGGACTTGCGGAGCATCCCTTAATACCATTTCTAACCTTCACATTCTCATAATAATGGGGTAGCCCCTCAGGTCCAGCTGTACAGTGCTTCTCACCCTGTTTTCGGAAATAATCTCTCCATGCTTCTAAACATGATTTAATACCATCGTGTGTCGGGGACTGAGTACAAAAGGTTCTACCCTTACACTTTCCATCAATAAAATCGCCCTCGCAGCAGTCAGTACTGCCCCTGGATGTCTGGATTTCAGGAGCATATAGAGGACAGAATGAAATATTCAGACTTATGGCAGTAAAATCATTCCAAGAAGCAAACCCCTCTGCTATCTTTTGATTTTGAAATGTGTCTCTTAAAACATATACTCCTGTACCAATGGCTATTATGATAAATAAAATCATAATTACATGACTACTTTTAATAGTTGCTGCACCCATCACTCTATTTATCTTCCCATATTCTGTGTAAAAAAACCTATTAAGAATCCTGAAATACCCACTACTGTAGCAATAAACACTGTGGGTAGCATATTCTTGTATTGATCTGTTAGCCAAGGGAAAGCTGGACCAGCGTTCTTTGAGGTTATGAGCGTGAAGATATATGCCAAAATACTTAGGACAAATAGCCCTAATATGGTGCCAATAACAATCGCTATCATACGTTCTACATCACCCGGAAGGATCTCGCTTCCCTCTGCCTTTTCATCTGATGCTTTATCTTCTAGTACTTTGCTGAGTGGTACGCCTTCATCCGTATTCACAACGATGTGTTTATCTACGATGTTTTTGGTTGGACTCAAAGGAACACATTTGTAAGAATCTGTACTGTCTATACGTCTGCCGTCACGACCACCACTGCCACCTCCTTGTGACGACGCAGCAAGGAGACCATAACGAAGATATGCCTTATAGTCTGTCTCATTTGTCAGTTTGAATGGGGTATTGCTTGTCTTTGCGATAAGAGAATCGGGGAGTGCGAGTTCCGCAAAGTTGGATTTGTTTACACGGCGCGGCACACCATTTACACCTGGTGCTGTCGAATACATATTTCGCAATGCGTCAATCTTTGAACCATCATATTCTAGACCACTTACAAATACAAACACTTGCGCCTGAGTGGCAACCGTCTTTTGATCTTTTGTCTGTGAAAGGCATGTAACATACGATATAAAATCACGTTTGATAGGGATTAGACTTTCTAGACTAACGGGACGATTGGGCAGACGATCATTGCGTATGGCATCAAGATAAAGAGGAGGATTCTGTGTAGATCTGTCAATCAGAGGAATACAGACAATACAATAAGCTTCGCCAAGACCAGAAGTATTATTGAAGACCATCACGATTTCTCCACGGTCAATATTACGAATTTCAGTCTTAAGAAATTTGCTGTGAAGTGGCACCGTTATTTGGACAGTTCGCAATGTATAGTTATTTCCTCTTAGCCGGAGCGTATTTTCTGTTGCTCCCCCGTGATGATTGTTACCCTCGTCTATAAACGCCTGATTTCCTGCGACAAAGGATGGTACATTTGAACGGGGACCAAAACGGAACTCAAATGAAAACGTTTCTTGAATACTTTGATTCAAAACATCGGTAATAGCAACGTCGTTTTGAATAGGAAAATCCTTTACTCCTATATCTGGACACACACCCATCTATCTTCTGTTCATATGTTGATTTCAAATGATGGACGGAACGTACAAGGGTCCATCAAATCTGTATAGGGTTGCTTGTGCTGTTTGCCCCGTGGGGCTGATATGAACATTATCACCATCAAATATTTCCTGGCATCCCACTGGATCCTGGCAATCCTTCTTCTGGAAACGGAGAGGGAGTTGGACAGGATTGTACGTATCAGTTCGAGTGTAATAGTTGTAGCGGTCAGAACGAGATGCTACACGACGACCATAGAGGGGAAGTAACTTTTCTTCTCCAGCGCCTTCCTTTAGTTTCAAGATACCCATTTGTTGATAACTCTCAGGAAGTCCTTGCGTGGGAACATTCACCAACATCCCTCCATCTGGGGGAATAATCATACCACGTGGTGGAATCTCAGGACCATTATTCCAGAATCTCTGCGGCTGTGGTGCTCTCGTATATCTGTCATCACCACCCTCATTTACGTTATTGACAATCACTGGCGGGGCTCTTCTCTCGGGAGGTAGAGGTGCCTGAATAGGTTTATTCATCAGTAGATACGCTATGAATAATATAAATGCGACTGTACAAAGTATACCTACAAATCCCGTTAGAGGACTTAGGCACCAAATACCAGGCGGGCATACAGCCTTGGAACGCGCCATCTAACGCGGGCTACGTTTTTGTATTTAGAGCTTCAAAGCCGCCATGCCACCACCTGAGGTACCAAACATCTGCTGGAATGTATCCATCATCTGCTTACCATCCTGGAGCATGGGCTTCATTGAGGAGAGCATGCCCATCAGAGACTTCTGCGTCTCGATCAAGCTCTGAGTATCCTTCGTCATGTTGGCAATCTGGTCGGGCTTCAACGCATTCAGCGCATTCAAAACCGTCGTGCCCTGGTCAATATGGTAGCCGCCCTTCTTCTCCTCTGGCAGGACACCGAGTTTGAAGAGACCATCATCGCCTGAGTCGCCCTTGAAGCCAGCAACCGCTTCTGTCATCGCACCCTTTACTGCTGAGGCAGCGGCAGGGGGAGCAGGGGGAGCAATACCACTGCCAGCTCCACCCGAACTGTTGGCATCAGCGGGCTTGCTTGAGCCATCCGTAGTAGCAGAGGTTGACGCCTTCGCCTTATCGCCGCCGTTTGTTACTTTGGATTCGGCTTCTGCTTCCGCACTCGCGTCTGCAAACCCCTCAACGAAGGGGCTGGCATAGACACCAGCAGGACCCGAGGTTCTATCCTTGTAGATGCGATTCACACGTGCTGAGATGACCGCCGCACCGTCCGAGTTGAATCCCTCCTTCATCTTTCCACGTACACTCTCCGCCTGGCGGAGCATACCTGAGCGCAAGACAAGCGAGTAAAAGACACCCACCAGGATGGCAGTGGCAACCGATAGCTCAAAGGACTCGAAGCCGCCAAAGGAAATCAGACCAACCGCCAACGACAGTAGCAGACCGGCAAATGGGAGGGCAAACAGACCATACAATACATATAATGCTAAAATCAACAACGCCATGCCTTGCGTTAGAGGTGTTGATTTCATCTTCTATTATACTACTTATAGATACTTTATAAAGAAACTAGGGGTGCGATTACACGTTGGAGAACCCAAAATGTCACACCTGCTAGCCCAGCCTTTGCAAGAAGACCGAGATGTGTAAGGTCACCTGTCGACTTGACCAGGTAAGGGATGTAATGGCTAAAGAGGATGTTGAGGAATGGCAGGCTGAAGACAAAAACCAGAATCGCCACCAGGATGGGTGTCTTCAACTCATCAGCGATACGAGCATAGAGGTTCTTCTTTGTGCTCTCAACGATAGGCTCAGACATCTGAATAGGGGGAGGAGGGATCGCACCATAAGAAGACCACGCACCCTGAGCCCCCATATTGGCAGGCATCGGTGGTGGAATATTGCCCATTTGTCCTCCATCTGACCGGGGGACGCCATGCATCGCTGCGGCGAAATCACCAGGCGTAGGGTGGTCCTTTCCAATAATATGGCTTGTGGGAGGACCACTGTCCATAGTCATCTGCGCAGTCGTATTAGGATTAGGGCTCATAATAATATTGTTGTTTCCACCGCCAGTCATATTGATATCCGCCAGAATCTTGTTTACTAAATCTGTGTCGCCGCCGCCGTTTCCACCCGTCAAATCACTCAGAAGAGTTCCGCTGGATGCCATTTTGAATGTCTCTGAGAAGTCTCATGTTTTTGAGAAATCCTGTACATCCGCAGACTCTAGCGCATTTACGACCGGGAGTTATTTGTCTTGAATGACTCAATAAGACCTTTTGATGAGCACTCGGTATTCTCAACCTTAAACTGATAGCATTTGCTGCCCATTTGGTAGGTTGTTTTTGATACTTCATGTACAGGTGGTGCCTTCATAACAACACACTGGTCTCCCTTACATGCGGGTCTCAAAATCGCTGCGAAGCCTAGACCAATAAGTATGCTAAATATAATGTTAAAGTTTTTTGATTTTAAGAAGTCCCAAATCATTCTTCTCTCCTTATAAGGTAGAAGAGAGAGAAGGATGCTGAACCATTTTGAAATATTACCGTTTCTAATCGGCTTTGCGGTTGGTATCGTAGGCATTCTTTGCTGGAAAGATAAGCCTCGTGTCATTGTGAAATATCCCCACCCATCCAACGTGAAGGACTTGACATATAAGGACCCGAATGGAGTATGTTACAAATATACTTCAACAGAGGTAAACTGTGATAAGAATGAGGCGACCCTCAAGCCGTATCCTCTTCAGGATGGATTTGTGAATCTGAACTAATGTCTCCGACGCATATTATGAATAATAGCGCCTGCCCTCGCTTTAGTTTGCTCTTTTTCTGTAATCACTGACTCATTCGCAATACCCACTTCAGGGACACTATCATCATTCTCCTTTTCACGAAGGCGAGTTCTCACTTGCTCAAGGGCATCAGCATATATCTGCCCTCCAAAGTCGACATCCATAACATGAAACTTGGCTGAGCCTGTGTCCTTGAGTTTTGTCGCAAGGTCCTTGTGAGCAGTGTAAAATGCCAAGAGTATTGCCTCCCACAACTCTTCTGGGTGCTCAGGCTGCTGCTCCTCCTTTTCAGCAATCGCATGGATGGTGCGTGCCGAGCGAGTCCCAAGCAGTTGCTTACGGATAACGTTATTGCCAAGCTCCTTAAAACGTTCTGCCTCATACGCCTGGTATGGCGAGACATAACGTGTTTCATCAAAGACAAACTCTTGCTCGTATGTTGGGTGAAAGTGTGCCGTAAGTTTGTCTTTTACATCAGTAATAAAGATTGGTGCGGTATTTGTACCTCCGCCCGTCTGAGTGGCGGCGACATCTGCTTCCGTTCGGTAGTGTCCCCACGCGTCTTTCATTGAAAAGGGTTGGCGCTTGTACATGTAAGCGTCATATCCAAGTTTGCGCTTCTCATACACCATATTCAACAGTATATCACTTGTTACAGGATTATCTACATTGTGAATCCAGCGACTTGGATATGCTACTTGAGTACGGAAAAGGCTGTTATCCATCACAACCTTGTTAAGACGAACTACATTCATGGCAGCCTCATCACCCAGTGTCTTATATTCATCCAATGCCTCACGAAGTTTCAGTAATGATTCTTCATAGTCTGCTTCTGCGATATCTAGTGCTTCTTCGCGCGCCTGCTCAATCGCTTTGAGTTCATCGGGGGTAAGGGCTGTAAAAGGACGGAGCGGAATCGTCTCACCAGACTCTGTCCGGAGGTTACCTTCCGGTGTATACTCGTAATGAAGTGGATCCTTGGCTCGTTTCTTATAAAAAGCCTTCACCTTGTCCACCTGTGATATGCCAGCTGTCTTTGGAGCTTTACGACTACGAGGCTTTGTAGTGGGTGGCTTAGGCATTTGAGGTTCAGAAGGAACGGCAGGATCAACTGGGACAGGAGTTGGTGGAACAACAGCCGACATTCTCTATAGGTTAAAATCATCTCATTTTAGAATCTATCTTCGTTAGATGGCTGCGCAAGGGGTTGATACAACAATTCGGATTGCGTTTGGTCTCGTTCATGGACTACTGCTTGCGATGGCATTTCCCATGTTTTATATGATAGTGCCTAACTTTGTTAAGACATACCCTCTTGTTGTATTATTGGTTATCCTACCAATCATTTCCTTTGTCTGGGGATTTGGTCTGAGTGCATTTAGCCAGTATATTATTTGTAATAATGTTTCTTTGCCCCAGGTGGCAATTGTCAGTACTTTTGCACCCGCATTTGTATTTGTTTTTTCGTTGTTGGCATACTTTCTACCGTTTTTGCGTGGTCCTGTTGAAACCATCATACCAGTGAGCGCGGATGCGGATATGAAGTCAGCATTGGGATTTTCCTTCTACTTGCTCTGGGCTGGCATCTACGGGCAGAATATTGGATCGGGGCTTTTACAGGTGTGCCCGAAGTGAAAATTTGAGCTCGCGCGTTTTAAATATATTACCACACAAAAATGGATATCCTATATACATTTATTGATGAGTTCTGTAAAGACAACAATATAGACTCGAGTCACGATGTTACCCATTCAAGAGATTGTGTGAACTTTCTGAGAAGGATCATGAGTACGTTATTTACGGAAGAAGAGGTCAAAATGGCTATCTACGCAGCAGCGCTTCACGACTGTGTGGATAAGAAATATGTAGATGAAGTGATTGCTACGCTTACAGTTCGGCAGTTTCTTGATAGTATTGGGTGGGATGAAGAGCATATTGATGTTTTACTAAAGATGATTACAACGATGTCGTATAGCAAGCTGAAGGCACAAAAGATTGGAAACAATATTGTATTTCCAGACCATGGAAAATGGCAGAGGGTCTATCACGCCGTGCGACAGGCAGATCTGCTCTGTTCTTATCGGGTTCATCGATGCTATGAGTATCAGTTACGGATTCATCCAGATTGGACGGAAGAACAGCATTGGGTACGTGTAAGGGAGATGTTTGCTGACCGTATCTTTCGTTACGTAGATGATGGATGGTTTGAATCGCGCTATGCCTTGTCTCTTATTCCCGAACTCACTGAGCAAGCGAAAAAGGATCTTGAGGCATGTAATGGTAAACCGCCGGTCAGTTATGGAACTTAGTCTTGACCGGGGGCAGCAGGTCCAAGATACACATACTTAGGTACGCCTTCAATACCTGAGCCTTCTGTATTCAGCATGTAATAACCAGGTTTCATTCCTCTGCTGGGAACTGCGTCAACAGGCACTGCATTGCCGATCGATGAAGCGCGTCCCCGTGTAGCCGGAGTCTCGACCTCAACATGACCTACCCATAGACCTGGCAGGATCCCTGCTTCAGCAAGAATAACAACCACGATATAGGAGATCACTGACCAGAGAATACAGAAGAGCCAAAATGGCAGCCACGTATGAGTTTCTGGGTTCCGTCCGATTCCAAACTCCTTCCATACACCGTCATCGGTAAACATAAGAGATGGGCGGAGGATAAGGATCGTTGCCACGCCCGCAAGATATAAAAATCCACTAAAGATGAGTAGCCTCATCACTCTACCTTTACTCTTTAGAATCGTATTGGGTAGAAATCTGCGCCTTTGACCAACGTTCAGGATCCCTTGGGTATCGTTTCATTTGTTCAGTTACTATGTATGTATATTCATATGCGTCAGTAATACTCTTACTATTACCGCTTTTAATAGCCTTTTTGATAATACTATCATTGTGTGCGAGAGTTTCAAGGCGAAGTAGATCGAGTTCATCAGTCTTTTTATTTTTCATTTCATACATATTGACGTAGGCATCCCATCCATGTCTAGCAATAAACTGTATCTCTCGTAGCGTACAGGCAAATGATGCGCCGCTATGCCCATCATCCTCAACTGCCTTACTAACCCCTAACAGACGCTCGCTCGCCTCTTCTGAAAACATGAAACTGCCTCCACTAGGACCAGCCTTCAGGAAATCCCATACGCCTTCTGCTTCAACCGCTCGATACATATTTGTAAGTGCCCTCTTTTCGTGCTCGTCACTTATAAAACTAAAATCTCCTGGTACGTATGCCATTTTGATCAAGTTGATCTCGCAAGGTTGATTCAATTTTACCTATTCATACACCCATCCCCCATCGCAATGGCAACACAGCAAACATTCGTTGCGCATGACATAGCCCTTCCCCTCACAATAACCACAGTTCTTCTGCTTCTCAGGATCAAAATAGTTCTGCGCACATCGCCAGCACGCCTGTTCAGTCAGAGGATAGACATACCCCTCACCTTTACAGTTGCGACATTTCTTCTTCTTTGGATTTGAAGGCATATAGATTTATTTAAATAATATTTTTTTAGACTGACTTTAAGAAATACTGTGAAACTATTTTATATAGAATGCAACAGACATCTGGGAATGGACAAATACATTTAGATACGCCGTTTGGCAAATGGTTGTATGAACTTGCAATAAATCCTACGTATAAGACATTTGTTGAAGTTGGAACTTGGCGTGGAAATGGAAGTACAAGATGCGTAGTCGATGGTTTAGCAAAACGCCTTATGGATCTATCAGATAATCTTTCTTTTTATTCATTTGAATCAAATATTACATACTATTCGGAAGCTGTTGCGCTTTACAGTGGTCTTTCTTTGCCTTATCTTCATTTAATCTATGGTAAGTTACATTCAAATGGACTAATGACAAAGGAAGAAATCGAGTCACACCCATTGTTTAGTGAGGTAGAACATCATTATGCTATTTGGTACGATAAGGATGCTATTGACTACGAAACAACGCCACTCGTTGATACGAATCAACTTCCAACAGAAGTCGATGTTATCATCTTAGATGGTGGCGAGTTTTCTGGATATGCCGATTGGTTGGCATTGAAGGATAAGAATCCCAAGGTTGTTTGCTTGGACGATTCAAATATTATGAAGAATGAGCGCGTGTATAAGGAACTCAGCGAAGATCCAAAGTGGAAGCTTCTTGCTGGAGACAATGATCGGAATGGATGGGCTATTTTTGCTAAGCTCCAGTAAATATTGGCTTTGTTACGCAGATAGCAAACTCAATCCGCCCTTTATTATCTTTTTGTACCTGGCAGTAATCTGTGGGAGGGCACATTGCTCGGTCAGATTGTTTCCAGTATAAATTATTATTTTCCCTGTAGGGGTCTTTTGCGCACGTACTGGTCGGCTCAAAGTTTTCTGTTGTTTTCTGTGTTACAAAATAGATTGTTCCAAGAACGATCATAAACCCTACAAAGAAAAGAACAGTTGAGAGTTTTATACGAAGGCTTCCCATTCTATTAACGCCTGGGTTTTTTCTGGACGTGCCAGTGGTAGTTGACATAATGCCAATCGCCTGCGCCGTCCATATTGGAACGCTGTCCAGAGTTATAATATTGAAGAGGGCGAATCTTCACTTTATTGGAGTGATTTCGCATGATGTAGTGAAAATAGATCTCATATTCCGAGGCGGCAGAAATCGTTCCCTTGGGCAACTTTGCCAAGAAGATCTTCCAGAAAATATCCTTATTGTGATCCTCTACTTTCTTCATGAGTTCAAGCAAAATCACCTTGTTGTAGATCATAACATTTACGATTCCTGAGGTTAATGGCTTCCAAGCCTGGAATGTTGGATGTAATGCTAACATATGATCAAAATAAGGTTTGTGTGGTTCTTCACGATTCATATCCATTAAAAAGACACCCTGTTCAATAAACTTTACTCTACGAAAGAAAACACCATCCGCATCTACAACAAGACAGTTATCAAGGACGCCAGGAATCACAAGAGGTCCATACAACTTGATGAGTTGCTGAAGATACCAACCGACTCTGCTTGGTTCAACGACAGCCTCAACATCAGCCCTGGTAAATGGGAAAATATCCTCTAAAATAACAGTGGCTCCAGAAACATCCATTGCCTTGTACGCAACAACAAAAATCTTACGCACACCAACAATGTGCCTCTGGATTGAAGCAACGCACACGGAGATCATATCTTCATCCTTTGGACCCAAAGGTATGATCACGTCAAATGACATTTATTAGGTTCTGAATCTATACAAATCACTGCTTTAACTATCTGTAGGGGCACCAGGGACCGGGGCATGGTCCAACCCACGGTCCAGGTCCAAGCCATGGTCCATCATACCAATAGGGTTGGCGCCATCGATGTCTATGTGGATAGAATCCTTCCTGATTCGTTTGTAAAATAGCAATCGTAATAGCTACAAATAAAATAAGAAGAGCAAGCGTACAAACGCCCAACATTCTATTTTAGTCTATAAATAGAATGCAAAGTCCTTCAAATACAGGATTATTATTATTTCTTAGTTGGATTCGGAGTGAGATTCAAAAGAAGATAGATTCTAAAAATTGAGCTTCAATAGTTTATACATATAGGGTATAGACAATGAACAACCAAGATGAAATCAAAAAGACAGAAGAAGAGCTATTCCAACTTGAGAATAGTCTCTTGAAGGCAACGTCAAACTACAGCCAGTCGAATCCTGCTGCAGTATTCAATATCCGCTCATTAAAACGGCATATCAGTATAGTTCGAGAAAAACTTGACAATCTACTGAGTTCAACGGTTCAAGCGTCGTCTGCTCCAGTCTGCTCGACATCATATCCTCCCTCGCCTTCAGGCGCAAACTCCGACAACTCCGCCTGATACCGTGGGTCGTCAGAAATACCAGCAGCCGCACGTTCCACCTTATCGCGCACATACTGATCCTCGTCGTACTGCCAAATAACCTTTGTACCGCCGACCGACCAACGACCCAAGCCAAGCTTCTTGTTCATTAACTCCAGACGCTTGCCTTCCTTGTCCAACACATCAAACTCCTTGATCACTTTTTGTTTTTCCTTTTCATTTCTATCTGCGATCTTCGTGCGAATCTGTTCAATAGTAAAGTTCAAGCCTTCACCTCTGAACTGATTGAGAAGGATCCCCAGAATCTGAATCGGCAGATTTGCCTTTGCCGTGACTGCCCGAATCGGCGCCTCTGTCTCGCCCTCATCCAGCGGAGGGACATGGTTGGGATCCACAAACTCACTAAAGATTCCAGACACAATCGCTCTCTGGATATATTCCAAACCAAGGGCGCCACCGGGTAAGACATTCGCCCGCATAATCTTAATGAAGACTGGGATTACCACTGAGAGTTTTGCTACAGCTTCACGCACCTTGGCTTTTCCAAATGGGGACTTGTCAATCGCCGCTGCAATCTTAGGAACAACCTCCAAGTGAGCAGACAAGGCTTTCCGAATGTCACCCTGTGTTTCTGTACTTAAATCGTAGCGTTTCTGAATAGACAACAGGCTGTCAATCGTCTTGAGAACAAGAGATCGCTGGAAAGGGAATAAGAAATATGAGCGCAAAGATTCACCAAGTGTCTGGGGAGAATATGTCATGAGATCTCCGAGTGCTGCGTATTTGTCTACTCCCAAGCGTTGAGACAAGTTTGCTTCAAACTGCGCTGACACTTCAGACAGGGCTCCAAAGGCAATCGCAATCTGTGCCTTATCCGCATCCGCTGGCAGAGCAGATATTTGTTCTATTGTGAGATTCATCACTGTAACATAATCTTCAAATGGTGCTGGATTGATCGTAAGCAGCCCTCTCATGTTATCCATACCAGTTGGAATCGTGGAAAATGAGGTTGGTGGGATTAAGAATCGCCGATTTGACTGCGAAAGAAGATCCTCAAACGCTTCCTTTGAGACATCAACACCCTGGCTTGCGAGAGCAGAAATCTCTCCCTGTGCCCTTTCGTCAATAGCAGTACGATATTCTTCATCATACTTCTTTTGCGTGCCACCGTCCTTGGCAAAACGAGGCAGTGGTGGGGGCAGTCGTGGATCCTCGGAAAACTGGAATCCACACCAAGGGCACTTCTTATTGTAGCCAGGCTCATGCTGAAGACCAACGCGAGGACCACGGAAACAGATTCTTAAAAAGAGGCGATACATGACTGAGGCGTCTGGTTTGCCAAAGAGTGCCTCGCGTGGTCTTGGTATCATATGAACAAATAGGACACTTCCCCTCGGTCCTTGTGGCGGAGCCTTGCGACCGAGATCAGGTAAGCTCGTGATGGATCTCCAGAACTCACCAGGCGCCATCAAAGGACTATAGCAACACGACGCTTCCGATAAAACAGATGCCACTATGTATTTGCCATAGACGCGAGCGAGGCGGTGCCCTTCAATAATCCAGGCACGAGCTCTCTGTTGAGGATTCGCCGCCGCCTCAATAATAGGAGCCTCAGCTCCTTCTGTCTTTGCCTTGGGTACAATAATCTGTTCGGGTGTAAAACCATCGGGTATTTTATCCTTTGGTCTTCCTATTGCCGCTTCAGACCCATATGTTTCTTGGAGATATTGCTTTTTGGTGGCAATATCCTGCTGGACTTCAGGTGTGTTTGCGAGATCCTTAATAAACTTAAATACAAAGAGTCCAATGCGTTTTTGCCGATTCGTGTCTGAAGAAATACTCTGGAAACCGGTCAAGTCCCAAGGATTTTCGCGGCGCATAATACTCGCAATCGCACAGCTAATGTACTCAATACCCGCCTTCTCCTCTTCCTTCTCCATCGGATATCCAGTAAACTCTGGTTTTGCGCAGCCCTGGAGAGTGTAGCGCACAACATAATCTGGCATGTGAGTTTGGATATCCACTAAGAGAGCCGCACCACTCAGCCCCACCATGTTACGATTGATGAAAATATCATAATCTACCTTCTCGCCGGTCGCCTCGCCTCTTTTTTTACGAGACTGCTCCTCGGCTTTTTGTGCCAATGCGTAGCGCTGTCTGTCTGGAAACTTGGCAAGTATACTTTGGACGCGCCCCACCATTTTGACATAGGAGGCTCTGTCTGGATAAACACCGATTAGACTGGCGATTTGGTTGATTGTCTTATAAATAAGAGTCTCATCCTGACCACCAAACTCAATCTTGTCCGCTTCCTCGTTTTCTACCGCGAGTACCTTGGCATATTCTTCATCCGCCAGAGCATCTTCATCCACTAGGACAGCGCGTCCGATCAATGGAGCCCCATTATCATCATATTCTAGGTTTGTATCAAACTCAAGTTCCGAAATCGGCTGCCCGTCGTTCTTACATATAAACTTTCCATTGAACTCGCCGCCGCTGAATGTCAAGAGAAGCTGTTTGTGAATGACATCCTTTTCTCTTGGGTGGAGGTATTCTTGTAATAGCAAGAACTCGTGTTCGCAAATCAAATGCTGCATACATACGCTGCACTCAATCCAATGATCCTTCTTCTCTCCGCGAAACTCATTAAGGAACTTGATCATGAGTTTCATGCGATCGCCGTCGTCCCGAACTTTGCGGATATCATTCAGCGTATCAGTGTGTGGGCAAGGATTCGGTTGAGGAGCATCACCCGCCATCTCCATCTTTTTCTGGAGAAGCAGAGCATCGCGTAGAGATCGTAGGAACTGGTCACGTACAGTGCGTCGCCGTTCTACCGCGATTCCATGAGGATTTCCACCAAGAACGCTGAGTGTCAAGTCTTGAAACTCCACGTAGAGATACGCTAAACGCGCAATATCATTTTTAGAATACGAGGGAAAACGTGCTCCAAACTCACCAAGAGCATCCAACAGCAGTTTCTCATTTTCTAGAATCTTAAACAACTCTTCATCTGCCGCGGCTGTAAGCAGACTCTCATTAACAATCGGCTTTTCCTCGGTTAACACGGCTTCCGCCTTTTTCCGAATATCCAAGAGAAACTTCTTAACATTTGCGTGGTACAAATCAATCTTTCGTGAAAGTACCTCTTTTTGTTCTACCGTGATTTCCTTTTCATCCAAGCCAAATGAACGGAGGAATGGGATTAGATCCGCAATGCCGCCGCCATAGATCGCTTGTCCCTTTAGCCAATCGGCGATTTCAATATTTCCCAGAGAGGAGCCATCGGGTCTGACTGCTAGGATTCCATTCGGTGTAGGAATATCAGAAATCTCGCCACCCGCTTCAAGAATCATACGCATCGTCTTTGGTTCGCTGGCTCCCTGTGCCATATCGAGCGCAAACTGCCCTGTACGAGTTGTACCCAAATCGCGAATAAATAAGAGTGGGAAAAGAACATAGGCATTCAGTTCAGCCTCATCAGGCTGCTCAACCACGCGCGTCACTGGCTTCTCACCATATTTACCCATGCGCGGTCCAAGGGCTCTACGGAAGCTGAATGGGACTTTTCCGATATAGTCTGTATTCACAACAACACGAGCATCAGCCCCATCTAGATCGGGTAGACCTGTGAGTGTTTCTGCTGCTTCATCACCTTCAGAAATGGAGGGGATTTCAGAGCGGAAAAAGTCTTTGTCTGAGGTTGTCGATTGGTACTCGCCCTCAGTGTTTGGAGGTGTAACCTTGAAATAGTTCTGGAAGAAGCCCTCCCATACAGTGTGCCAACGAGGAACCTTGTCTTCAATCGTGATTCCACCAATCTCAGGATTGATCGCAGTTGACAGTTGTGTGTCATAGTATGCGATGCCCTGCTTCACAACATCATCAAGGTAGTTAATCTGAACAGCACTATCGGCAATATCTGTTGGGTCAGAACCACCAGCGCCAGCCCGAATCGCCTCAATGTCTTGCTGAGAGTGATCCAAGTACAAAGAACGTGCTACAGACAATACTTGTTTTGCAAGAGGAAACTCTGTATTTTCCAAGAGTTGTGCGAGCGTATCAAACGAAACTGGAAAAGTGCCGACCGCTTGTCCAGCTCTATTGTACTTTACGAGGTCATTGCGCAGTTGTGTCATGCTTTCAACAAGGCGACGCAAGACAATGATTCGGCGCATATTTTTCTGCTGGGCGGGGTCTAGCCCCTTGATTAGATCTTGGAGCATGTCATCCTTTTGCGAAAGGTCGTTATAGACACGTTTAGACGAAGGGATTTCACTAACTTCTTCAAAGACTGGGATGTCAACCTCCTCTAAGAACTCAAACTCCAACTCATTTTCTGCAGCCGCCGTCTCCAAGGCAGTTTCTGTTGCTGCTTCTGCTTCCATTTCACTTGTTGGTCCCTTCACTGGCTCCTGTGTGCGAATCACAGCGAAAGGAAACTCACGTGGAATACCACGGAATGCGAGTTCCAACTCAACTGATCCCCCAGTCTCATCCTTCAAAGAAAGTGTATCCTTCTCAATACTCACCTCAGTAACGGTGTATTCCGTTCCAGGATCGCCAGATGCTGAAAATGTGTCTGCGAGTTGTCCCACGCGAATATCAAAAATCTCTACGAATGATGGTACAGCACGCTTCTTTAAAATAATGATGCTTTCCAACCTGAGTTCAGGATCAATCTCACCATCAATAATATTGATATCAATCACTCTGTCACTCAAACCATCAGGAAGAATCCGTAGGAGGTCATCATCAATGTAGTATATAGTTCCTCTTGTTCCATTATAGCGTCCTCCATTTAACGAAATCCGATCACCCAACTCCAGTCCTTCTTCCCCCTCGCCTGTTATGTCTTCTGCTGCCTGTAGTGCCGCCTCACCGCTAACTGCGATATCGACGCCTTCTTGTAGTACTTGCTCTGTAGGGAGAGGCAATAAGGACCCCTCAGGCGGAGCGTTCGTATTTTCTACATCAGGCTCCATCTAGCACCCTTCTACCAGATGAGATCAAAATCGCATCCTTTGTGCGCTCCCTAAAAAATTGACACCGCCATCACCTTTAGATATAGCTAGGTTTACAATGTCATATAATCTGTCTGTGTTTCATAGTCTGGGTGAGAAGTACCCAACGTTTGCTGAGCTAGAGACTTATCTCAGGAGCCCTGAGGGTGGTCAGCTGCGGAGTGTTAGCACGATTGCGAGCGGTTCAAGCCCCCTTGTAATATTTCGTTCTGTCAAGGGAGTGAGTGATGCTAAGCAGGAGCATGTGAAGTGGTTTCGTTCCGTTATTTGGGATACGGTGAGTAACCGTCCTGTTTGTGTTGCGCCGCCGAAGGCAGATACCACGCCTGTGCCAACCGGAGAGTCATCTAAGCTTGCGCTCATCCAGGATTTCCTAGATGGCACGATGATCAATGTATTTCGGACGTATGCGGAGCCGGATCGCCTTCAGATCGCCACTCGCACGAGCCTCGGTGCCAATGGCAAGTTTTATGGGGCATCGTCCTTTGAGCAGATGTTCAATGATGCTTTGGCGGTAGCTGGACTCAATCGGGAAAAGCTGTGCGCGCTCCTTCCTTCTCCAACGGAGGACAAGCCGTCGGTATTTGCGAGCTTTGTCCTTCAGCACCCTGAGCACCGTGTTGTGAGCCGCTGCCATGCTCCACGTTGCTGGATTGTCCATCTCGGCTCAGTGACGAAGGGCGGTGATGTAGAGATTGATGAGAATCTCGCACTAAATCCTCTGCTGGCTCGTTTCGCCCTGACGTCATACCCTATGACTGGTTTCCGTACGGATGCGGATCTAGACTCGTACTTCAACGGTCTTGTGGATACCAAGGGTTGGTTCTGGCAGGGTCTTGTATTCAAGGATGGAAAGGGTGGTCGTTGGCGTCTGCGGAACCCGAACTATCTGTATCTGCGCAAGCTGCGTGGGTCCGAGGCGACGTCGGTTGAGCGGTTTCTACGCCTTCGTTCCGAGAGCAAGGTGAATGAGTACCTGAAGCACTATGGCGAGGAGCGGCAGGCATTCTGGGATCTTGAGGAGCAGCTTCGCCAGGCTACGCGCGATGTCTATGCCGCGTATTGCTCGGTCCACAAGTCACATGAGCAGAAGCTGGCGGAGTTGTCAAAGGGCGTACAGCCTTGCGTGTTCCGCCTTCACTCTCATTATCTTCAGCATCTGAAGCCAAATAATGAGAAGGTTACGATGAAGAATGCGGTTGATCTCGTTAACAATATGGCACTGTTTGAGCAGCGTCGCCTAATGGACAATGCGACAAGCCTGCCGCCTCTGGATAATCGTCCTGATACGCCAAGCGAGATTCCGCCTGCCGCTGGAGTTTAATGCTGAACCTCGGGAACCCAGAAGGTTGTTCTTCCATCTTTCGCTTTGTGTGTCTTGACGAGGTAGCCGCGCGGATCCCTCTCCTGTTGATAAATAGCATGTAACTTAAAATAACCATCAAAATCAATACCTCTAGACTCAAGAAACTTAGAAACTATTTTTGATATTTTTCTTGTCGAACGAAATAGTTTATGCCAATCCTCTTTGTTCATTTCCTTCACGGTTCTTCTTGGTGATAGTTTCGCATCATAAAGTGCTTCTGATTTAATAATATTCCCTACTCCAGAGATGAGTAACGATTGATCCATAAGAAGTTCTTCAAGAGTCATGTTTGGTTTCTTTTTCACCAACTCATCAACTCGTGCGTCGATCGTCCCCGTTGTTACTTCGTTGTCTAGAACGTCTGGAGCGATTCCATCGATCTGTGAATAGATTTTAATAGGATCTTGTGTAAATGTTAAGGTTCCAAAGTTGCGAAAATCAAAATACTCGAGTTCTCCATTTTCAAAGTCAAATACAATATTTGGATCGCTTTCATGGATTTTATCATCTCCTCGCTTTGCAAACCATCCCACCATGCCCATTCGAGAGATCATACACCAGTTGTTTTCAAATAAGAAAAAAATGACCTTCCCCTTTTTATAGACATCTTGAAGTTTCATGGGTAAAGCCTCCTGAAACTCTTTCATTTCTTTCGGTAATCCGTGACGTTTGTAGCGCCCTCCAACGATAGACATCTTTCTCAGACGCTTATTTTTGAAGTTCTTTGCAATATATTTTGCTAAGTGTGTTGCCTCAGGACCCTCGGTCATCTATGTATAGATAAGAAGTTATTCAACTTTTTTACCGTAAATGGGTTAAAGATTTTCCACGCAATGTTTTTAGTAGTATAATGGCAGCTATTGGTATCGATCTTGGCACGACGACGAGCTGTGTGGGTGTTTGGCAGAATGACCGTGTAGAGATCATCGCGAACGATCAGGGCAATCGTACGACCCCTTCTTTTGTGGGATTTTCTGGCGACGAGCGCCTGATTGGTGATGCGGCGAAGAGTCAGGCGGCGGGAAATCCCCAGAATACTGTCTATGAGGCAAAGCGTCTGATTGGTCGCCGCTGGGACGAGCCGTCTGTTCAGCGTGATCTCAAGCAGCTTTCTTACAAGGTGGTCAAGGGGCAGGATAACAAGCCTGAGGTTGAGGTGGAGTTCAAGGGTGAGGTGAAGCACATGCGCCCTGAGGAGATTGGTGCTGCGGTACTCCAGAAGATGAAGGCTACAGCGGAGGCATATCTGGGTAAGCCTGTCACGGATGCGGTCATCACGGTCCCCGCTTATTTCAATGACTCTCAGCGCCAGGCGACGAAGGACGCTGGTATCATCGCAGGTCTGAATGTTCTCCGCATTATTAACGAGCCGACCGCTGCTGCGATTGCCTATGGTCTCGACAAGAAGAAGAACGGCGAGCAGAATGTCCTGATTTTTGACCTTGGTGGCGGCACGTTCGATGTGAGCCTGCTGACCCTGGACGATGGCATCTTTGAGGTCAAGGCGACGGCTGGTGATACGCATCTCGGTGGTGCTGACTTTGATACGCTCATGGTGGAGTACTGCTCAGCCGAGTTTAAGAAGAAGACGAAGCTCGATATTGCTGGCAACTTCCGTGCCATGCGTCGTCTGCGCACGGCTTGCGAGAAGGCGAAGCACACGCTCTCATCGTCTACGCAGGCGCAGATTGAGATTGACAGCCTGGTGGATGGTCAGGATTTCAGCCTTGTGATCACGCGTGCCAAGTTCGAGGCACTCTGCGACTCAGTCTTCAGGAAGTGTATGGATCCGCTTGAGCAGGTACTGCGTGACAGCAAGATCGCGAAGGACAAGGTCCACGAGGTGGTAATGGTGGGTGGCAGCAGCCGCATTCCCAAGATCCGCCAGCTGGTGATGGACTTTTTCGGTGGCAAGAAGCTAAATGACAGCGTCCACCCTGACGAGGCGGTGGCGTATGGCGCGGCGGTCCAGGCGCACATTCTGACGAACAAGGATGGTGTTCAGGACCGCACCTCGGACTTGCTCCTCCTCGACGTCACTCCGTTAACTCTTGGCATTGAGACGGCGGGTGGTGTGATGACGCCGCTGATCAAGCGTAACACGACGATCCCCACGAAGAAGTCACAGACGTTCAGCACGTACGCTGACAACCAGCCGGCTGTCGATATCCAGATCTACGAGGGCGAGCGCAACTTTACGCGCGACAACAATCTGCTGGGCAAGTTTCGTCTGGATTCGCTGCCACCCATGCCCCGTGGCGTCCCGCAGATTGAGATTACGTATGATCTTGATGCGAACGGAATCCTCAACGTCTCGGCTTCTGAGAAGAGCACGGGCAAGTCAAACAAGATCACGATTACGAATGACAAGGGGCGCCTGAGCAAGGATCAGATTGAGAAGATGGTGGCGGAGGCGGCAGAGCACGAGGCGGAGGACAAGGCGCGGATGGAGACGGTGGAGGCGCGCAATGGTCTGGAGTCGTATCTCTACAATGCTCGCAACTCGTTCCAGGAGGAGAAGGTGAAGGAAAAGCTGGGTGAGGATGCGAAGGCTGGATCAGACAAGGCGCAGGAGTTCATCAACTGGCTGGATAACCACACGGATGCCACGACGGAGGAGTACAAGGACAAGCAGAAGGAGGCGGAGGAGGCGCTGAAGCCACTGCTCATGAAGCTGTATGCCTCGCAGGATGATAAGACGACGCCTGAAGATGTACCAGCTGTACCCAAGGTAGAGGAGGTAGATTAAAAAGACTGGGGTAAAGTTATCGTGCCAAGATGTGTGGCATGTGTCGGCGAGTATATTTGAGAAGACCGCGGTCTCGCTTTGAACCATTATAATATGCGTGATACGAGGCGATTGAGTCTCCTTCCTTTTTGTATTCTACAGGCATGGCAGTGGGTGGATCGCGAATCCATACAGTTTTTGTAAGAAGACCAGGTGGCGGATTCGCCTCTAGCCACTCGAGATGAACGAGAGATGCATGTGGATTCTTGGGAGAAAATCGGTACGCATGCTCGGCAACCAGATCCTTTGCTAGCCACAGAAGCCAAGAATAATGCGCGAGACTTTCGCGCGTCCATATGCCGCATGGATGATTTTTCATATGTGACTTGTAGCCGCGATTCCCTGTACTCAAACAGATCGGGGCAGACTCCTTGATCATTGCTGTGCCACCATTCTCATGATGCGCAGTATACAGAAGCTGTGTTGATTCAAGGATCATCTTTACAACGTGCTTATCACAATGCCAGCGCGCACATTGGCGCGTACGACGACTCAGAAAGAAAATATTCATAGTAAGTTGTCAACTGTAAATTATGGACTACAGTTGTCAATTTTTCACCCAGTCGTTAATCGGGTATAAATCCATTGATTCTTCTCTATTTCTTAGAATAAACGCGAAGAGCAAAAAGCGCTACCACGCTTAATACCGCCACCCCTGCGGTTGCGATTGTTTGATTTGTGATTATAATATATCCTTTCTTTGTTGGCGCGTCAGGTAAGTTACAGACTTCGCAACTTGGTTTTTGTTGAATATCTGAATCCTTCTTTCCTAACTTCGCTTGTTTGAGTGTAATATCCTTGTGGTGCGCCATTGTGAGCATGCCCATCTGCGAGCAGCGATGCATGAAATGATCAACGTGCCCATCGATCGGAAATGCATTATCGCACAATGTCTGGGCGCCAGAACGAGATAGAACATATCCAGTTAGAGGTCCTACAACATCGTATCCCCATTTGCCATTGTATTGAACCTCATTCACTTGAAGTGCTTTCCGCATAGTCGCACCGAATGGTTTGCTCATCAACCAAATATCAGGACGCGTCTGTGCCTCTTCATTAAGATCTTCGAGGGCGCTTCCCAGAAGCTCAGTGAAGTTGTCGGGAATCTCAGCATCATCTTCCAAAATAAGACAGTTTTCAGCGTTACCTGATAAAAACTTCTTCCAGCAACCATAATGACTCAAATAACAGCCGACCCCGCCTGCTGTATCCAAGTCTTCATGATCGCGGCGCTTCTGATATAAAATATTTCGCTTCGTTCGCAAAGAAACACGCTCATCATTTTTAATATCAATCATTTTTCCATTTACACCTTCGAATCTTTCAAATGGGTATTGCTGCGTCAGCCGTTTGAATCCTGGCTGTGATACAGTACGTTCCCAACGATCAGGACGAGTCGCCAAGTTAATACAATAGACTTGAAGAACTTTTGTCTTTCTGTCGCCACCCATTCTGATTCAGGTAAGGCTTTTTACTGCTTGGCAGCGACGGAAACTGGCTTTTTGAGTGCTGAACGGCGAGGTGCCGCTGAGGTGACAGTCCGAGGTGCCATGCTTGTTGGTGGTGGCGGCAGACCCGCATCAGAAGCAGCAGAAACTAGAGCCTTGGCATTTGCTGCCGTAAGACGAAGAGTGTCACGCGACCTGCTTCCGATTGGCGCACCCGTTGCACGTAGCCAGTCGTGGCGCCACTGGCGAAACATCTCTGCGCAAGCCGCCGCCGCCTTTCCAACCATTGCGCGCGCCGTCGTCTCCTGTCCGTCCTCTACACCAACACGGAGTAGCATCTCGTCGCGTAGAGGATGCGGTACCTTGTAGCCAGCAAAGGTAATCTCCTTGGTGTCCATCAGATTGTCCTCCATCCATGACTGGAGCAGATTACCAAGAGTATGATCCTCCTTCTGGAAGATGAAGTCAAAGCCCTTCATGCGCGCCTCGGCTGGCTGAACCTTGACAGTCTCAGGAAGATTGCCAGTTGAGAGATTCGCATACTGTACGCAACGAGTCTCAATGTTCTGAAGTGCTCGCTCTACGATACGAGAGACTGGCTGGATACCAATCGTCTCAATGACAAAGTCAAAGCTGAAAGGCTCGCCCTTCTCATTTACCAAGAAGCAACGCTGAATCTCCATCGTCTGGAACTCACGCTCAAGGGCTGAACGGCGCTTCTCATCCGAGTCAAGCGATGAGGGATCCACCTTCTTGTTATTCACAAGCCACTTCTCAAATAGGTCGCGCTGCCTACCCTCATCGGTATCAAGGGTGTAAGCGTATGAGCACTGGCTAACGGGGCTAAAACGAATATGCTCTCTGCCAGTACCCGTTGTCGCCTTTGCCGTAATCTCAATCTTCTGTGGATTCTGGTTCATCTGCTTACCCTTCAGCACAGCAATCAGGCACGTATCCTTTGAAATGGGATCAGGGCGAAAGAACTGCGTATTTGGAACGATCACTGGATCATCTTCGGGGCGACCCTTCTTCCGAACCTCAAAATCGGAGGCGAGCACGGGCTTTGTATCTGCCGTCTCATTCGTAACACTCAGAGTAAAGATATACTCATCAGGATTCCACGCAAGCGGGTCATCCACATGCACTGGTACAAGACCAATACGATCAGCCAGCATCTCATTCGTCATTGGCGTTGTATTCGTCGTAACAACTACATCCGTCGTCGCACCCTTGTCATTCATATCTGCCCGAAATGCCACCGACTCAACACCGGTAAGCACCATACGACGTAGAGTATTGGCATAGGCTACGAGAGTTGGACGCAGCTGAAATGTTAGGGTATTCTTGTCCACATTGGCAAGATTCCAGAAAACCTGTGAAGGGAGTGTTGCCATTCTATCTATCTTGTTCTACTAGTCCATCTTAGGCGGCTGCGGTTATCAAATTTACTGCGTTGGTTGGCAGCTTCTCCTATCTTTTTATACGGTAGCGGCATGCCTGACAGCCAACATCTTTGTTTTTACAGCAATAAGTGCGATTGGTCCAAGGCTTTTCTCACGGAACTGGCAAACACCCCATGGAAGACATCTTTCCGGTTTGTGTGCGTGGACCCTGGTCCTCAGAGACCTCAACTTCCGGCGTGGTTGAAGAAGGTACCCACTCTCGTTATTGCAGGCGAGAAGGAGCCACGCACAGATGGAGAAGTTATGAACTGGCTTTCTGAAATGAAGATGAAGCATGGTGGAAATAACTCGCGTGGTGGCGGTGGTCAATCTCTTGAAGGAGCGGGCGGCAGCGAACCGGAAGCATTTAACTGGGCAGAACAGACGTCATTTACGAAGGGTTTCGGCTACAGTTTCAATGATGCTGACACGAGCACTCAGGGTAACGGTGGTGTAACGATTCCAGGTGCTTTTTCGTTCTTGAATGGTGGTGCAGCCCCGGGTGACCGTATGGGACAGCAAATACCATCAATGTCAGGCGGCGGCGACCGTCGCACCAAAAAGGAACAGCTGATGGATAAGCAAATGGAGGATTACATGAAGGAGCGTGACCGTGGAATACCACAGATGCGCCCCGCCGCTATGTAAAATTGACACGCTGGCGCTGCGTATGATAGGTTAAAGCGGACTTATCTATTTATTCTAGAATATCATGACGACTCTGACAGCTTTTAATACGAATCTGATTCGATTCTTCGAGGAACTTTTGGATACTTTCCCCGAAGAAAGAGATATTAAAATGGCACTTGAGGCACTGCGCGGCGTAAAGGTAATCAACCCCAAGCTGATTCTTGACCTCTTCTATGAGCATGTGTATCGTGAGGCAAATGAGATGATTTCACACGAGGATGAAAATGCGATTATTGCCTACGCTCGCACAAAGATTGGGCATCAGTTCAATGAGATGTCGGCGGCGCTTGTTATCTTTGATAAGCACTGGGTAACAATGTCAGAAAACAATCGGACAGCGATTTGGAAGTATTTGAAGGTACTTTGTGCCCTATGTGCCAAGGCGAAGGGACTGCCCGCCGCGAAGACAGCGTAAAGAATAACATCTCGGTCTTCCAGAACAAAGTAGAATGTCTGAAGACCGTTCCCTTGATTCTATTTTTAACAAGAAGTACAATGAGTTCTGCGATGATTTGATGGGAACATATCCAGAAAAGCAGGCAGAGATTGTCGCAGCACGAGCCCTTACTGAGACGGAGCGCTTGACTCGCTTTCGGGCTGAGGTTCTGCCATCTGCTGGACGACCCAACCGCGACCCGCTTGTAACGCCAGGGACTGTTCTTCCGGGTGTTACGCTGGAGGCTCATCACTGGCAGGAGTTTTCTGCTGGCAGCAAGAAAGCTATCCAAGAGTATGTGACACTCCTCAGTTTTTGCTGCATGTTTGGTGACCCTACAAACCCTTGGGCTTCACAAGGCGAGGGTCCTTCCAAGGCATGGATGGAGGATATGATGAATCACTGGCGTGACAAGCTGAACACGGTGGATTTCAAGTCGCTGAGTGAGAAGATTATGGGCATTTTTGGTGGAGCTGCTGGTGGTCCTGGAAACTTCAAGATTCCTGAGCGTCTGCTGAAGGGACAGCTTGCCAAGTTGGCTGAGGAGCTTGTCCGCGAGTTCAAGCCAGAGGACTTTGGACTGAGCGCCGACCAGTTGGAGGAGACGGAGAAGAATCCGTCCCGGGCTTTTGAGATGCTAATGCAGATTTACACTCAGCGCCCTGAGGTTCTTCAGAATGCTATGAAGCGTATTGCGAAGCGCCTTCAGGACAAGGTTCGCCGTGGTGAGTTGAAGCCGCAGGAACTCGCTGCCGAAGCTGAGCAGATGATGAAGGAGTTTACTGACAATCCTGCGTTTGTTGAACTGATGGAGGGATTCCGCTCAGCCTTTGGATTTGAAGACCAGGATACTGCGAAGGCGGCTGGGCGTGATGGTGAGGGTCGTCTCGCACAGGCTCGTAGCCGTCTACGTGCCAAGTTGGAAGCAAAGAAGGCTGCTGCTTCAGGTCAGCCACCAAAGCCTGGCGGTGGTCCATCAGGAGGAGCAGGAGCAGGAGCAGGAGCTTCCAAACGCAAGTAAGTTATTCATACAGGATAGAGCGTAGGACCAAATGCCTAAAATTTCATTATGTGACCCATATTTCTGGGAACAGCCTACTGTTTTGACAGGGTCTGCCTGGTGGCGTAGATGGTCCCGACCGCAGTCTGGACATTGTGCCAGCGAGGTAGTAAATGAAATAGCAGCAGTCTACATTTTTACAGCTATTATTGGCGCAGTGGTCAGTGTTCTGATTGAATATCCTTATGCTCTGCCTTTGGCATTATTGGCGGCAACCTTGTATTTAATACCAGCATTCTACACGTTGAGCAAGATGAATAGTGTGTATAAACTACTCTGGGTGAAGGAGTGTGATTCTAAAGAGGGCTTTGAACCGAAGATTCCTTACATGATTCCTGCGAATACAAACCCTGTCCCTGGAACTGTGGATACGGCACCCGATATGGCGGGGAACTACGAGACAAACCCGACGGCAAAGAACCCTTTTATGAATGTTCTTATTGATGAATACAAGTACAACCCACAGCGTCCAGCGGCGGCGTTGGTGACGAGCCCTGTTGTGAATGATGCCTTGGACTCATTCTTCCGTGTTCAGTGGTCAAGCGACCCTACGGATGTATTCGGGCGCACGCAGAGCCAGCGGCAGTTTGTAACTATGCCAAGCACAAGCATTCCCAATGACGGTGATTCCTACCAGAACTGGCTCTACCGTATTCCCGGTAAGACATGTAAGGAGGGTGGTCGCGAGGCTTGCTTGCCTGGCACGGACGGTGGTCCCATTCCTTGGTTGAACCAGGCGTTGTAAATCTTTCTTTCTGTTGTTTAAAACAACTTGTGAAAGCTTTATTAAAAGATATTGGCGATAGCATTTAGAAATCCAGAGTTGACATTTGTTGGAATGTTCGCAAGATTTGCAACACTTGCAGGTACATTTGTCTTTGGCTTATTGGCATGCGATGAGGTATGTGTATGTGCATGAGAACCTACAAGAGCGGAGCCACCCTTCAATGGCTTTTGTGTTGTCAGAGTTGGTCCATTTTGACCTCGGCAGCTGAATCGTTTCAGAGTTTTACCGCGTGTCTGGAGGACAGACTGAACACAGATAGCAATCGCTGCCGCTTCTCTCTGCGCCGCAGTTTTTGGTTGTCCCGGTCGTACTTTAACTGTTTTCCGCACACGTTTGATGCAGCGACAAAACTCTTGTGCGAGCTTATTTTTCCGAGTTCCAGATTTGCCTGCCATTCTTCTTCCTACTTAGACGCAATCTTTTCCCGACTATCCATCAGAGATGGCAGACTTTGATATCAATAGACTTTCGCGCGTGCGCGATGACCTCTGCGGTATTGAGCAGTATTACAAACAGTCTATCGGACCGGGTGATTACATGGTCACGAACCTGGTCCCGGATGCTCGCCGTGTGAATCCCCTGTCCGTTGATCAGCTCCTCATCTACCCCCGCGAGGGATACGGACTGAACAACAAGTCCATTGACGCCGACAGCATTCTGCGCAATCAGCCAGAGTTCAAGAACAATCGCTGTATCATTCGCAACCAAGCGCGCCCCTTCTCCACTGTCCCTTACATGGGTGGCGGTCGTGGCAACCCTGATGTTGAGACGCTGCTCCAGCATTCAGAGCAGGTTCGTCAGGGCAAGGAGTGCGGCACTGTAACTGAGGAGTTCTTCACGCAGCAGTACACGCCTCTGATTCCTACGGTAAAGGCGAATATTCAGAACCCGAAGAACTTGGTAACGGAAGTCGCTGCTGCTGGCTGGGTCCGTGGCGGCATTCCCAGCCGTTCATACATTCGTGATGTTAACTGTTAAACTCTAGCCGCTGGATAGAGTAAAGATGGCGGACTACGGCAGTTCAAGTCGCGATATCATTCAAGATGAACCACAAATAAAGGCAGAAAACCCTCAAGCGTATGACATGACCCCGTTTGTGTATGTTGCAAAGAGACCTGCTCGGCATTTACTCGGTATTGTGGGTGGAAATGAGGTCAGTCTTATTCAGGGCAATCGTGTAGATTTAGAGTCTGATTTGTATGGAATCACTCGTCCGAATACTTGGTGCCCGAAACGCGAGCATTTGCCGCCACGTGTCAATGACACAAGTATCAAACGTAATAACTTTAAGACAGATTTGAAAGTCGATATTAAACCAGCTCATTTGCCTGCCTACCAAATGTGGGCATACCCCGTCAGCCTGGCGCCTCTACCTCTCGAGAATAAGGTATGTGACCAACCACACAAATATTAAAGTGCTGGTGGTAGAAGGAGGACAATGGCAACGATACCCATAAAGCAACAATCCATGACACGTCCTAGATTTGATGATTTTCATCAAGCCGACGACATGCGCATCACAAGCTACTCGTTGCGCTACATGTTAAATCCCCCTGAGGCTCGCTGCCCTACATCCTTCCCGGTGGATGTGACGACGCGCATTCAGATGAGCGGTGATGGCTGGGTAAAGGATACCTGGCGCACAGATGTTGAATCTGATTTGAAGAATATTAATCGTTTTGGAAGCCGTGTTCGCTGCGATGATAAGCTCTACAACCCAGAGACCAACCAGATGAATAATAAGACATACGAGAATGCTCCCGACGAGACATTTCCTCAGACATTCAATCGTCTGAACAACCCTCCCTGTACTCTACGCTGCACGGGTTGGAATCGCTGGGAGTCTCTTCCCCACCAGCCACAGCTTACATTTGAGCAGCCGTTTGACTTTTTCATTCCGGCACGTCTATTGGACAAGGAAAAGTGTAAAACACATTAAACTAACGAGAGTTCAAAAAGGTCCTTCTTAAAAAGCGACGACTTCCATAGATATGGAGGCTGTCACTCTCGCAGGACTTGTAGGTCTAGGTTATCTTGTGGCAAGAACCGCGGGACCCTCTACAAATACAAAAGCGGTTCCTGCCACTAACACTGCAAAGGCGGGAGCAAACTATCCTAATGCGCCAGGAGCGCCGAGACGTGCATATGAGAACTTTGAGAATCCGAGAGACCTACCACCAGGGTCAGTCTTAATGAATACGCCAAAGGGCGCCTCAGCCACGGGAGCGCCAGCCGAGCTGGATCTCATGTTCCAGACACCCAATGGACGCACATATCCAAGTGAGCCGTATCCTGGTCCCTATGGCATGCCGATTGGCTATGCTTCTCAGAAGCCACCGATTGCCGCGCGTGCGCCACCAAATGCCAGCCCTGCCCCTCAGCCGATTGAGGCGGTTGCGCCGTCTATTGCCATGAACCCCGCGGGTGTTGAGCAGAATCCCAACTACGCCAACACGATGGGTGGTCCTCAGGGAGAGTATGTCGTCAGCCAGTTGTCGGGTGAGCGGATGCCATCCAAGGACTTCAAACACAGCAACATGGTACCCTTCTTCGGTGGTCGCATCAAGCAGAACGTAGCGGTTGATACGAATATTTCTATCTTGGACTCTTACACGGGAGCGGGAAGCACAGACATTCGCAAGAAGGAAGTTGAGACTATGTTTAACACGTCGCAGACGCCATTCGGTAATCCATTCGGAATGGAGGACAACACGGACTTTTTCCAGAGCCGCATGGACGACCCTGCTCTCCGTCGTCGTGATGGTGAGCGTCCCTTCGAACCTGAGCGTATTGGTCCCGCCGTGAAGGAGAAGTTCGGTATGACGGGTAAGGGCGGCTTCCAGCAGCTTGAGGTGAATGAAATCATGATGCGTGCCATGCCGACCTCTGATAAGCTGCGCGTGGCTGATAACCCAAAGATGACCTACAAGACGCCGGTTGTCCCTGGTCAGCGCTTTTCTCCTGCGGGTCCGAATAACCCAGGTGAGGTTCGTAAGTACAAGCCTGACGCCTTCTATATTGATGAGACCGGTGAGCGCTACATTGGTGCTTTCGCTGAAGAGGCGCAGCGTGAGACAACTCGTCCAGTACAGGTCTACAAGTTCGTGGCGCGCCCAGAGACGTCCTCTGAGTTCATTGGTCCTGCTGCCAGCCAGGAGTTTGGTGAGTCCTACACGAGCGGTGAATATCGCTCACCTATGGCTCAGCAGTTTGGTGGTGCAGGTTTCCGTAACGCTGATATGCAAACCTATTACACGAATGATGTTGACCAGCCAGAGGCTGACTATGGTCGTTCATCCATTGAGATTCGCCCGAACGAGCGTTTGGCGACGCAGGACCGTGTGATGGGTCTGAACTTGGCGCCTGCGGATAACGTCCAGGTGCCTGTCCATTTCACGGATGAGTCTAGACCGACACGCCGTGGAGAGACAGTTGGCAATATTCGCCAGACAGGTACACCAACGGGCTATGCTGGTTCATCTGCGCCTGCGATTACTGTCTGGGACCCAAGCGACGTGGCGCGTACGACTGTCAAGGAGACAACGATTGAGTGGGGAAATCTTGGATTAGGTATTGCCTCGTCTGGCGATATGCCAACGAAGTTGAAGGCGTATGACCCTGATGATATTGCTAGACCAACGCAGAAGGCACAACTCTCTGCGAAACTCGAGTGGTATGGACCCGGCAGCGCCACTCGCAAGGATTTCACAAGCCACGAGGCTGCCTACAATATGCGCCTCAACCCGAACAAGGAGGCGATATCGAAGGGACGCAAGCCGTTTGCGGGCAATGGTCAGATTGCGGTTGCGCAGGGTGACCCTGGAAGCCAGACGAGCAAGAAGCTGGATGCCGATATGATTAACGACCGCGAGCTCCAGATTAACGCAGTCAGCGGCTTGCCACCAGGAGCGGGTGACCTGGGTGCGGTCAAGTACCGTCTACCTCTCAAGTTGGATGTCAGCTTGGAGCGCAATCAGCCTGCGATTGTTTCGGCGGTTGAGAACAATCCTCTACAGCAATCTCTACAGCGCAATGCTCAGCATGACCAACTTCTCTTAGAGCAACTGTATCAGAAGGTAGGAACCACGTATTAGATTTAGGTATTCTAAGTAGAATAGAATGAAGGCGAAGTATGTGGGCATTATTCTCTTGGTTGTCTTTTCCGCAATCATTATTTATTACTTGATGAACACGAGCATTGATATTAAAATCAACACCAAGTCGGGTTTCCGTGGTGGTGGTGGTGGTGGTATAGGTGGAGGACGCGGCGCGTTCACAACTTCGGCAACGAACACGTTAGCGCAGACGGACCCCGCAGATTATTGAAACCCTGGGTCTTGGATGTAAAATTGACACTATGAAGTCATATATACATGGCAAATGACGTCTCTAGCGGTAGATGGATATGAAATACATAGAGGATATTCCAATATAGATACGAATATATTGGAATATATGATGGAATATGCGAAGAAGGCAGAGCCGATATTTAATGATAATACAACCAATCGTCAAAACGACCGTCTTCGTCGTCAGATATCACTTCCAAGTCGTCATACATGGTTAAGATATATTCGCCAGAAGCTTCAAGAGAGGTATCCCGAGCATAAAATTAAGGATCCTGTTCTTCTTCAAAGTATGCCAGGGTGTCGTCGACAGGCAGCCCACTGTGACTATGTTCCGAGTCCCGAACTTCTGGTAACAAATACAAAGACAAAGCCGCTGCTTTTCATATTAGCACTTGAAAATGATACATATCTGGATGTCTGGTCCGGGTCACATTTGCGTAAAAGTGCCAGAAGTAACCCCATTCTCCCCACTAGACTTAGCTTGAATGCAGGCGACGCAATCATCTTTCGCTCCGACCTTGTCCACGCAGGAAGTGCCTATGACAAGTCCAATATCCGCATCCATTTCTATATCGACCATCCGTCTGTTCCACGAGACCCAAATCGAACCTGGATTATTTACAAGCATGCGTCTGAAGTGGAAAGGGCACGCATAGTCGAAACAGTCTAAACTCGGAACAACCAAACCCTTACAAGATGAAGCCTGCTATCATCCTGTATGGACCATCGGGTTGTGGAAAGACTACATGGATAAAACAAGAGGCAAAGGCGCGAAACTATCGTGTTTTTCGTTGGAATGTGCGCAATGACCGTAGTTTGAGAGAGGGTCGCGAGGTATTACACGCACAGGTGCGTTCCCAAGAACGAACTCTGATTTGGATTGAAGGCGCAGATGATTTGACACAGGAGGCGCAGGCATTCCTACGGCGTATTTTGGATACTCGTTCGGCAGATGTATCTTGTATTTTGGAAGTACGCGACCCATCCAAGCTTTCATCGCCAGTGCTATCCCGTTGTTCAATCCAGCGCCATTCAAATGAGGTATCTTATCGGAAAACTCAGTTGGAAGGAAAAGCTAGAACATTTGGTATTTTTGTGGAATCCAAGACTGAGGAGTTTCCACAAACTTTGGAGGAACTTTCAGAATACAAGAGACTTGGAAAGAATCCGAACTCTGCTCTCTGGTGGCTTGTTCGGACTGCTCATATGAATACCCGGGGACGAGAAGCTCTACGTCGTTGGGCTTCGGGGGCATCTCCATGGCTCCAACTTGCCTGGCTTTTGAGCGCGTCAGAATAAGAGTTTCAAAGAACACTTGAAAAAGGAGACATAGACATGGACGGTTCGGACAGTATTGGAGTATATGGTGAAGCCAAGGCTGAATATACACGCCAGCTTTGTATTTTCCTTGTTCCGGCGCTAGAGGGATATTATCTGGATTTGCTCAAGGAGACCAAAGATACGGAGAAGGACCCTCGTCGTATCCTCTGGGTGTTCCAGGACGCACTGAAGCAGTTTCCCGATTGGAATGTTGACAAGGTTCAACGCGAGACGGAGAAGGTTGTTACGGCAACCAAGTGTGATTACATGGAGGAGATTCTGACAGCAGTCTTTATTGCGCACACGAAGGTGCTATCGGCGATTCGCTTGACGAGCAGACAGAAGAAGTTGCAGATTACAATCCCGAAGCTGGAGCATTTCCTCCATCGTACGATGTCAGAGTGTGCGAGACTCTTGTGGTCAAATGCCTATTTGTTTGCTGAGAATGGAACCTCTATTGACCGTCAGAAGAACTTGCGCCAGGTTGAGCAACTCTTACACGAGGGAGTGTTGCAGTCTATTCGTGGTATGCTCCCGGTAAAGAGCATTCTGAAGGAGTATCTTACAGACGATACGGATGACATTTTGGAGGCAACGACCCCATCTGCTGTTGCAGAAGCTGAAGCGGATGCTGATGCCGAGTTAAATGCTGTGCCGCCAGTTGTTCATGAGGAGAACGTTGTGGGACCAGTGGTAGACCTTTCGGGGGCGACAGTTGCACCTGAGCCAGTTCCCGAGCCAGCTGCTGCTCCTGTTCCTGTTTCTGTTCCTCCTGCCGTCCCTGAGCCAACTCCAGCCCCTACCCCTACTCCTACACCAGCCCCTGAGCCTGTAGTTCCCGCAGCATCTCCCACGACGTCTGTTCCATTGATTATTGTGGAAACTGAGTCACCAGTTGTAGGTTTTACGCAGCGCGATACGGTATTTGATAGCGAAAACTCAGAAAAGAATACTATCCGTATGTCGCCACATGAAGACGACGATGACGATGACGCCTATGCTGGAGGTATTGAGATTGACGAGTCAGCACCAGCAATGGATATAGATGATTTTGAGAATCTGAATGAAGTGGACGAAGATGAAAATGTTGCGTTTGAGAATGATGAGTTTGAAACGCTATAACTTTTTTCAGCCTTGACCCCAGAAATACACTCCGGATGGATCCCCAGCAAATATTTGGAGTAGTTCTTGGAGGCACAGTTGTTTGCGCACTCGGCGCAGTTGCAGAGTATATGCGTGAGAAGGAAAGCTTCCCGAACTATCGTGCATTAGGTCGTGATTTCATTATCGGCGCAGTTCTTGTAGTTTTCATTCTTCAAGTACTTCCCGAATCAATGAGCAATGTTCTTGCCTTTCTGCCCACAATGAAGTCTATTGGTGAGTCAATGCCGTCAATGAGTGGCGGTGGTTCAGTAGAACCTGACCTTCAGGTGGGTCCTGCTCGTTTTTAGTGTGCTAATGTAGAAAGAACATGCCAGCACAGAACTTAGGACCAGTTTGGGTAAGTTGGCCAGGTGGCGTAGGTGCGCCAACGAAGGTGCCTATTGGCGGTGGCAAGCGTAAGGCGGCTACACGCAAGAATCGTAAGGCGTCCAAGAAGAGCCGCAAGAGCTCTAAGAAGTCTCGTGGCACCCGTCGTCGTTAAATATTTATAAGTTTCTTAGTCTAAGAACTATATAAATACAAAATCAGCAAAACAATGAATATACTTTCGCGCCTTCAGCGGAGCTAACGCGGAACTTCTCAAACACTGGCTTACGTACTTGTTCAAATGGAATGGCGTTGTGGAGTTTTGCAGCGATTATCTTATAGAGTTCAAAATCTGGGTAGCGTTCCTTGCCGTCCGGCTCCATAAGAATATTGTGCCCATCATCGCAAACAAGCCAAGACCAAAGCAAGTTATACAAATCAGATTCTGTCTCGATAACTTTCAAGCCAGGTTCGTTGCTTAGAACTGCGCCATTCTTTCTCCGCGGCGGAGACGAAGGAAAGAGAGATTCAAAGACACTCACGGTAAATCGCGCCAAATCAAAAGAGGGATTCGGAGGAACAAATGGTTCATTCTTATCTTGGAACTCTCCAAAGTTGTACTGCTCGGCGGCATCATTCCCTGGGCGGAAATCATCGCTGAAAAAACAATGTTCATTTATCCGGAAGATAGATCTACCAAAATCAATGAGGCGGAATATCTTTCCAAAGGTTGGCACTTTAAAGATGATACCATCACGCGTAGAATAATACAAATGTGTAATCTCTGTCTTCGTCCATACAATGTTGTTACTGTGTAAATCATTGTGTGTAAAGCCAAAGATAGACTGCCCAACAGTGAGTGCAGCAATAATCTGGAAGATCCAAGCACTCCAGACTGTATCCCATTCTTTAGAGCCTGGTTTTGAGCCGACGACATCATAATCGTCCAATAGTTCATCCATAGTATCTTCGCTGGCTTCAGTATAAATCATCATAACTGGAAAGTTCTTGATTTCAGCAAAAATATCAAGTTCATCTTCATCGTCATCATCGTCCTCGTCGTCATCGTCATCAGAGGCAGTTTCAATATCAGAGTTAGATGCAGAATGAAGTGAGGCATTGTCCACCTTGGCATCAAGTCCCTTCAGTTCCTCCACATCACCGTTTTCTTTGTTTTCCTTTTTATCATTGTCGTCATCATCAGTGTCATGTAACTCGGTTGGCTGTTCCATTATAGATGCTTTTACCTCCTCAGGTACATCATCATCATCAAAACCAATGCTAAAGATGCCCTTCTCCTGTTCTCTCCAGAACCATCGGCAATGTCTATAAGACATATAGGAGTCAGTAATATTATAGGCATATGTATCTGCGATAGCACAAAAGGCACCATAAAAGTGATGAAAATGGGGGCTCAAATCACGTTCTCTCAAGATAGAAAAAGCATAAGTCGCTAGAGCCTCTACGTAGGCTTGATTCATGGGGTCCTGAAGTTTGGTCCAGGCAGCCCCCCAAGAACTCTGATGCCAGGGCAACTTTGTGTTTTTTGGAAGGCTATACTTCCCCTGAATCCAACTTGTGGGGTCAAGCAGATGCGTTATTTTACGAAACCCAGATATATCTTGAATATCGACGCCAGAGGTCAGCTTATTTTGTTCAACCCGAAGGTCAATCCATCCAGAACTCTTGCTTACAGAATCTTCCGACTCTTTGGTGCCTATTACACGATGTGCGTGATTGAACCATATGTCTTCTGAAGGGGGCTTCTGTAGATTACAGAATATGCCCAGCCCGGGATAGTATGTTTGAAGATCATGAAACCCTCTAAGTTTCTTAATCTCAGGCGATAAGGGATAAATAACAGACCCAGCAGGCGGCACTGGCGTCCCTTTCAGGCATGGATTCATTCTTGCTTTGCCTCAGAAGTATGTAGTGCGTTCGCTAACGCGCAAAATTCTTTTGAATGTGTCTTAGAAAATGGCACAACCTCCCGTTAATGTTGGTCTTCGTAAGTTTGACATGAAAAAGATACCTCAAGACGCAGTGGCTATTTTTATTGGGCGTCGTCGTACGGGTAAATCAACGCTTGTTCGCGACCTTCTGTATCATCACCAAAATATGCCTCTTGGAACGGTGATCAGCGGCACAGAAGAGTCAAACTCGTTTTACAGTAAAATGATTCCACCGCTGTTTATTCACGGCGAGTTTAGTCCCATCATTCTTGCAAACTTTTGTAAGCGCCAGAAGATGATGATGGCAAAAATCATGCAGGAACAGGCACATGGCGTAACATCACGTATTGACCCGAGGTCATTTATGATTCTTGATGACTGTATGTACGATGACTCTTGGACTCACGATAAGAATATTCGGTATCTTTTCATGAATGGGCGTTGGTTGAAGGTGTTCTTCTTGATTACTATGCAGTATCCGCTTGGTATTCAGCCTGCTTTGCGTACGAATGTAGATTTTGTCTTTATTCTCAGAGAGCCATATTTGAGTAATCGTCAGCGTATCTTTAACAACTATGGTTCGGCGTTCCCATCCTTTGAGTTTTTCTGCCAGGTCATGGATCAGTGTACTCAGAACTATGAGTGCTTGGTGATTGATAACACGAGTCAAAGTAATAAGATTGAGGACTGTATCTTTTGGTACAAGGCAGAAATGCACTCCGATTTCCGCATTGGTGCGCCAGAGTTCTGGGAGCATTCCGCGAAACATTACAAGGAGAAGACGGAAGATGACGATGGTAGCTATGACCCGAACGCTGCTCGACGTCTGAAGGGACCACAAATCAGCATTAAGAAAATATAGATATGAGAAAAATGTGTAAATGATACTAGAACGAGGAACATCATGTTTAGCCAACAATTCATAATAGCGCTAGTCTTGGTTTTGGTTGCTTCAGCACTTATTGTGTCTGACCGCGTAATGCGCGTAGAAGGTTTTACGAACTGGAACGTTGGCGTAGAAAAGGGATTCTGTGGTGTTGATTTACCACCATGCCCGAATAAGACTCGTTGTATAAATGCCCAGTGTCAAAGCGATGACCCTTCCCATCTTCCACCCACTTCCGGTTTACCAGTGTTACCGGTTGGCTATATGGTGTAAAAAATAGGCACCTTTACAAGAAACAAAGAAATGGCTCGTTCTTCAGTAGGTCTTGGTATTGTTGGTCTAGGACTCGTATTATTGGGCATCCTGATTATTGTCCCCATCCTTAAGCGTACGTTCCCTCAGTATTATGAGGGTTTTGAGAGCCTGGGCGCCCTCTCCTCAGAGGTTCGCGTTCAGCAGATGCTCGCCAGCGGTCTTGCAGACAGCGCCCACCCGGATTGCGTAGGTGTTACCTGCGCCGAGGGTCAGTTTTGCCAGCGCAACACTTGCATCCCCATTTACCCTGGTCCTGGCTCAACGTAAATAACTCACTTACATCTCATATGATTGTATAAACAGTCTGTTGAGATATATTTACTCCTTCTCCATCTTGCGCTGAATGGCAAGGTCGGCAGGACCCGAGAACATGCCGCTAAACTCCGAGGCGCCAGTGCCGAGAGAAGGGACCTCCTCCGTCGCAGCAGCTGATGGCTGAGATGGCATGCTGACAACATTCTTCTGGCGACGAGCCTCATCGCGACGTTCCTTGTGGTGAATCTCGCGCGCCTCCTCGTTCTCCTTGTACTTCTTCATCAGCGTGTTGAGCTCCTCCTCGGCATACTCCTGGTCGGCAATATCGGAAGGCTTGGGGTCCCATGGCAGCCACTTGCCCACCTGACCAACAAAGATGTTGTGGTCGGCATCCATCTTCTGGAGCTTCTTCGCGCGCATCTCCGCCTCCTCCTTCGTGCTATAGGCGCCACGAATCTTGAGTCCACGCACAGTCGTGCGGAAGTTATTCTTGGCAAAGAAGTCATCCTCGAGCTGCGCAGAGTTCTTGTACATGTAGTCGTCGTACTCCTCCTGAAGCTTGCTCGCAGACATTTCCTTCAGATTACCCTTGACATAGCCATGAAAGTCCGTCAAGAAGGTCTCCATGCGGAGGGTTGAGTTCCGGCATGCCAGGGCAGCGCCACTGAGGTCGAGCTTCTCAAGGTTCACAGCCTCCGCCTCGAGCTTACCGTTGATAGTCTGAATCGTCTTCACAAGGAACTGCTCAAGTCCCTTTGAGCGAAGCTGGAACTCATACTGCTTGAGGAAAGAGGCAAAAAAGAAGGGATCTTTCCGGGCCAATACATTCTCGGGGCTAATGAAACTCAGTAGGCACCAACGCTGCGCGGCAATCTCAGGGTCATCAGTCAAAGAACTCTCCTTCTCCTCGTGCTGTGAGTTAGACATTCTACACTTGATTGAATAGTCTCTTTAGACCAAGAATACGCACTTAGCCCCACAAAATTTCTGTTGAATCAATATAGTAATTCAAATGGACGTCGCTGAAGTTCTTAACCGCGCCATTAAGTATTTGATTGAGGGCTTGGTCGTTGCTGGTGCTGCCATCTTTATCCCCCGGAAGGGTCTGCCCATTGACGAGATCACGACGCTGGCGCTCGTCGCCGCCGCGGTCTTCGCCGTGCTGGACTTGGTCTCGCCTTCCATCGGTGTGACGGCACGCCAGGGTGCGGGCTTCGGTCTGGGTGCCAACCTGGTCGGCTTCCCCCGCGGCTTGTAAACAACTATGCTAAAGTGTAAATAGTTCTAGAATAACAATATCGCTATGTCATACATACAGATACTGTAACGAAAAGATACAATACAAATAGAATGGTGAAGCATACTCCATTACATTTATTGGTTGGATTGATTGTGATTGTCGGTACAATCTATCTTTTAACGAGACGTGAGGGATTTATGAGCCCTGGTGCAATGGTACAACTTGCGACAAGTCATGTTCCAACTGCGGAAGATTATTACTACTACAAGAACATCTACCCCCAAGTTGTTCGTCGTGACATTACAGATATGACAGGTGGCGACCCTGGTCCCATTTCTCCATGGGGGTTAATGTATTAATACGTATATATATATAACATCATAATAAGTACAATGGGTCTATGTTTGGGACGGGAAGTTGAAAAAGAAACAAGTAGTCAAAAACCCAAGATAGAATCTGGAGACGTACCTGAATATTTTCCCTTGGGTATAGACATGTCTGAATCATCAAAGAACTATCGTATGCGTCCTATGGATACACCCGAGCTAGACGATTTTATTAAGAGTCACAAACACAAACATAAGCGTTAAGCGAAACGAGTCTAAACACGCCGCGCCTTATTTTAGTAGATCGCTGTATGAGCACTGACGTAAATATGTCAAATACTATGAAACTTAATAATACTCTGAGAGATACTAATAATATGTCTGAAAGTACTCAGCCTCAACTTATTTCTATGTTGCCAGAACTAATAAAGGTTCTTCAAGGCAAAGGTCAGGATCGTGATACTATTTTACAAGTAGAACAGAAAATCAAGAATATCTGTAATGGTGTCTCTCCTCATGTTATTGGAGCACTTATTCTTCCTCCTCTCCTTGCCTGTCTTCAGCCTTCAAGCACTGTTCAGCTTCGGATGCTTGTCCTTGATATTATTTCAAACTACGCTAAAAATGAAAGATATGCCCCATTTATTGCGAAGCAACTTCAAGTTATTATTCCATTCCTCAGCACAGTGGTGAATGACGCTCGTAAGGAAATCGCAAGTCGTGGCGAAGAGACTCTAGATGCCTGTGTACACACCTGTACAAATAAAGATATTGCCCCGTTCCTGAAGGTAGTTGTTGACTGCCTTGCTCACCCAGAGAAGATTGGCGAGTCTATTCACTCTCTATCTGCGACTACCTTTGTTCAGGCTGTTGAGACGCCAACGATTGCCATTATTCTTCCTATTCTTTCTCGCGGCTTGAATGAGCGGCAGATTGCAACTGTTCGTCGCACGACTGTGATTTGTGAGAATATGTGTAAGCTTGTTGAAAATCCAGTTCATGCTATTCCTCTTATTGAGAAGATTTTACCTTTGCTTGAGCGAACTAAGACAAAGTCATCTGATCCTGAGTGCAGAAGTGTAGCAACGCGCGCGCACGATACGTTATTCAAGGCATCACAGGAACTACTCACTCTTCCTAAGGCACTGGATATTAACATGCATCTTTCTTGTAATGTAGATAATGAGGAAGTTCGCAAGTATATTATTGCTGCTTCGCAAAGCCTCTTAGATAATAACTGTTTTGAGAAGGATACATGGATTCAGCTATTTTCACCCCTATGCAGCAGTATCCTCATAGATGACCTATACTCCACAGTTGTTGATAGGAATCGGGTTGAAGTAAAGGCAGAAGAAGAGAGTGGCGAGGACCTCTGTAACTGCGAGTTTTCGCTTGCCTATGGTGGAAAGATTCTACTCAACCAGGCGCGCCTCCACCTTCGTCGTGGTCAGCGCTATGGTCTCTGTGGTGCGAATGGAACGGGAAAGTCTACGCTGTTGCGGGCGATTGCGAATGGGCAGCTCGATGGATTTCCATCAAAAGATGAGGTCCGCACTGCGGTAGTTGAGCATGACTTGGATGGCTCTCTTTCAGATATGTCTTGCTTTGATTATATTATGAGTACGACACAGTGCGATAAGGAAGAGGTGATTCGCGTGATGGAGGATGTTGGTTTCGGCGTAAAACGTCGCGCTATGTCCATTTTTGCTCTTTCTGGTGGTTGGAAGATGAAGTTGGCGTTAGCCCGAGCTATTTTGATGAAGGCAGACATTCTACTTCTTGATGAGCCAACGAACCACCTTGATGTAACAAATGTGGCATGGCTTGCTGACCATCTGAATGCGCAGCACAATGTTACATCGCTCATTGTATCGCACGACACGGGTTTCCTTGACAAGGTTTGTTCTGCGATTATCCACTATGAGGGATTCAAGCTGAAGAAGTATCTTGGAAACCTCACGGAGTTTGTGAAGATTCATCCAGAGGCAAAATCATATTACACGCTGACAGACTCTATTGCGGAGTTTTCGTTTCCTGCACCTGGACTGCTGGAAGGCATTAATAGCAAGGGCGCCCCATTTATGAAGATGAATAATGTAACATTCACCTACAATGGTGCGGACGCTCCTTCTATTGAAAATGCGTCTGTGCTATGTTCTTTGTCAAGTCGTGTCGGCTGTGTCGGTCCCAATGGTGCGGGCAAGTCTACATTGGTGAAGGTGCTGATGGGCGAGCTTGTACCCCAGACTGGAACTGTTTGGAAGCATCCCAATCTCCGCGCAGCCTATGTTGCACAGCATGCTTTCCATCATTTGGAAGATCATTTGGACAAGACGCCGAGTGAGTATATCCAGTGGCGTTTCCGCTCAGGCGATGACCATGAAGCGATGAACAAGGAGGCTCTTGCTTTGACGGAAGCCGAGGAAAAGGCTATCGCAGCGAAAATCCAGGTAGATGGTGGAAAGTTTGTGGTAGAGAAGATTATGGGGCGCATCAAGGAAAAGGGAGTGATGATGTACGAGGTGAAGTTCATGGACTGCCCCATCGATAAGAACAAGTGGGTACCGCGTGCATGGTTTACTGAGCGTGGAATCAGCAAGATGGTAGATGTCTATGATGCGCAGAAGGCTGCTGAGGAGGGTCTTCTGGCACGACCTCTCACGGCGAAGAATATTGTGAAGCATCTCCAGGATGTTGGTTTGGATGAGGAGTTCACGCTTCACTCTCGTATAAAGGGACTATCGGGTGGTCAGAAGGTAAAGGTCGTGATTGGCGCGGCAATGTGGATGAATCCTCACTTGGTTGTGCTGGATGAGCCTACGAACTATCTAGATCGCGAATCACTTGGCGCTTTGTCAAAGGCAATCAATAAGTATGAGGGCGGCGTTGTGATTATTTCGCACAACTCTGAGTTTACCAAGTCTGTCTGTACAGAGCACTGGTATGTGAATGATGGTAAGTTGCGGCTTGAAGGCAATGCTATTAAGAATACGACGAAGATTGATAAGCCCCTTGTTGCTGATACGGTGATGGACGCAGCAGGCAATGTTATTAAGGTTAAGCAGAAGCGCGAGTATACGCAAAAGGAAATTAAGGAGAAACTCAAGTGGCACAAGGAGAAGCAGAAGCGTGCTGCGAAGGGTGAAGATGTGAGTGATGATGATGAGGTCCTAATAGAAATGGATTTGATCTAAAATAAACAAATGGTCTAAATACATTCTTCATATTATAAGTTAATATGGAAAATATAGGCAAAGTCTATTATATAAATATAGATCATCGTTTGGATAGAAAAGAGCAGATTTTAAAAGAACTTGACACAGTTAGTATCGCTTCATCAAAAGTAGAGCGCATTTCTGCTATATATAAAAAGGGATTTGGTATTCTAGGTTGCGGTCTTAGTCATAAGAAAGCGGTTGAACAGTTTATAGAATCGAAAGAAGAATATTGTATTATTTTTGAGGATGATTTTGTATTTACGATTCCTCCAGAGGAGTTTAACTTTGTCCTAGGAAACATATTTAGTAAGAAAATATCATTTGATGTGATCATGTTATCAGGACTCATTCTACAACAAGAGAATACGCCATATTATTTTTTAAAGAAGGTCAATGACGGTCATGCCGCATCTGCTTATATTCTTTCACGCCAGTTTGCGCCTACACTCTTGGAAAACTACACGGAGGCAACCCAGAAACTAGAAGAAACATTTCTTCAGACAGGTGAAAAGAAGATACAATATCATCAAGATATGCACTGGAAGTATCTTCAAAAATATTGTGATTTTTATATTTTGAATCCTGTCGCAGGAATACAGCGAGAGTCATATTCAGATGTTCAAAGAAGGGATTTACGATGGGGGTTCTAGGGTTGACTATATGGTTTCATAAAGTATGCACAATTTTCTAAAGGTACTCCCATTTCATTCATTAGATCCTCCAAACAAGTATTTGGAATAATAGAGTCTACTGCGAACCGCTTTGGATTTTCCTTCATTTGATTTTTATTAATAGTATTTGATGTATGACCTATCATAAGGCAAATACTATTTGGATCCAACTGTAAAACAGGTTCAGTAAAATCTTTGAGAAAAGGCACTAAGAAAGCAAAGTGGTCTGAATCATCAAACCTGTGGTTTGTAGCATAGTCTCTCGTGACACACATATATGGCTCTACAGTATGATTATGATGTAGATATTTTGTATGAAGTAAGTCATTATCATTTACATAGAATAATCTTACACGGCTTGAACCTGCAATGTGAAAGGAGGGATTCGCCATCATTTGTTGTATAGTATAGGTAAATCTGTCTTTATGAATAATGTCATCATCGTCCATAAAGAATATATACTCGGCTTTTGTGTCTAGAGCCAACTGAATAGATATATTGCGACTTTTTCCGAATGGAGTTGTGGATGGAAGTTTTTTCCAGATGCTACACACGCCTTTTGTATCGAGTATTTGAGTATCATCGGACGTATCGGTTATGATCCATATGATTTTATCTAGAGGATAACTTTGACTACACATCTGTGCTATTTGAAAGTCCAGATGTGTATGCCTATTTTTTGTTGGGGTGACGATAGCAATATACGGAAACATGAAGTACCCTTAGTATACCATCATAAACATATCAAATTTACTTCCATTCAAGCGTAATAGTTGATCTAAACAGAGCGTACAAACTGCCACCGTAAATCTTGGCATATACATTGCCAAATCTTATCTTGGCAAAACAGCTTATCGCGATTCTTCAAAATAGGAAAGTTTGGAAGATACTCATCAAGTTCCAGGAGTTCGCAGAACTTGTACAAGACATAGGAGTAAGACAAAAAGTTGCTACGACCCGCGGGACAGTGCTTTTGGAAAGACGGCTGAATCTCAATAAACATGTGACGCAACTTCTCTTCAGTTTCACGGGTAATCACTGGGGCATTCTTTCCATTGATGCGGTTCATAATGTGCGGAGCATGCTCATAGTACTTATTAAACTTCAACTTCTTCAATATCTCACGAATCTTGGATGTTTTAATATTTCCAATATCCGTGATGCGTTCCTTCTTGAGTTCTGCGAGAATCGCATCAAAGACTTCCTGAGGAATATCAGTGCTCTCTTTTGCCTGAATCTGTGCCAGCCACTCATTGAAGTGATTGATGCGCTTGTAGGCATAATAGGAGACCTCGCGTGGCGGGTCCTTATAAGACGGCTTATCTGAATCAACCAAGACAAACTCCTGAAATCCACATTTGGGGCAAGTAAAGAGCGCCTCGTTACTGCTGAAGAACATTTCTGAGCCGCAATCCTCACATTCTCCATAGACGTCATCATTAAGAGTCTGCGATGAACGCGCATTTTGAGGGTCAATCTTCTGTAGAAACGTAAGCAATAGTCTATCGCGTCTCATATCCTCTCCAGTCGCAGACGAGCCAACTGTGCCCTCAGACACAATATTTCCGCTCAAGTCATCTGTATCTTGAGACGCCTTTTCTAGAACTGCCCAAATACTTCCAGGCTTTGACTTGGCAACACGATTCGTGGATTTAGACTCGGCGCCACGACTAATCTTGTCCTGTATGTCATAATAGTTATATAGAATATTGCCCGTCTCCAAAAAGTAGTCATAGACTGCCGCACCAGACTTGCGCTTCTTATATTCCTTAGCTAAATCGTGATATACCTTTTCTAACTTTACCTTCTCAATATCATCGCTACACTTTCGAATCTTCTCTTTGACTTCACGAAAAGCATTCTCAATCTCCTCCAAACTGGTGCTTTCTTCTACTAACTTATTGAGATGAGCATGGTGTATGCTATCAAGGGTGGTTCTAGCCTCTGGGTTGCTCCTTTTCGTGGGGCGAATCTTGAAAAAGGGGTCGGCGCCAGACATTCTGTAGGGGGCCTTCCTACCTGGTGTTTAGATTCGTTAAATGGAAAAAAAGGGACCCTCCCGGTTGAGGGCAAATGGCGGTTGATTTTCCTTTTTCCCCAATCTGTCAACTTTTTTTTCTCTTTCCATGGTATAGACTAAAATGACTGGTGGTGGTTTGATGCAGCTTGTCGCCTATGGTGCCCAGGACGTTTACCTGACTGGCAACCCTCAGATTACTTTCTTCAAGGTCGTGTACCGCCGCCACACGAACTTTGCCATGGAGTCCATTGAGAACCCCTTCAACGGTTCCCCTGGCTTCGGCAAGCAGGTCACGGTCACGATTCAGCGCAATGGTGACTTGATCTACCGTATGTACCTGCAGGCGACTCTGCCTAAGGTCCAGCTGCTCGCCTCGGACGGCTCAGGCGCGCAGTTCCGCTGGCTCAACTGGGTCGGCCACAACCTCGTCAAGGAGGTTGAGCTCCAGATCGGCGGTCAGCGCATTGACAAGCACTATGGACAGTGGCTGCACATCTGGAACGAGCTCACCCAGGAGGCGGGCAAGCAGGCGGGCTATGCCAAGATGGTGGGCAACGTGCCCAACCTGACGAACCTGATCATCCAGGGTGGCGAGTACTGCGATGATGACTGCGCGGCGGGCGAGCCCAACACGTCCAACGAGATCGGCAACTGCTGCCCCGAGTACACGCTGTACGTGCCCATGCAGTTCTGGTTCTGCCGCAACCCTGGTCTGGCGCTGCCCCTGATTGCGCTGCAGTACCACGAGGTGCGCGTGAACCTGACGTTCAACGACCTGCGCAACCTGGAGTTCGACGTTGCGCCCCAGAACTCGAACGTCAACGTCATCCGCGACCGCGTCGCCGCGTCCAACCTGGTCGCCGCCTCGCTGTACATTGACTACATCTACCTCGACACGGATGAGCGCCGCAAGTTCGCCCAGGTCTCCCACGAGTACCTGATCGATGTGCTGCAGTTCACGGGCGGCGAGTCCATCACGTCCTCGTCCAACAAGCTGAAGCTGAACTTCAACCACCCTTGCAAGGAGCTTGTCTGGGTTGTCCAGCGCGACTCGTTCGTCAGCTGCGATGCGGCGGTCACCCTGTCGTGGAAGGGTCAGCAGCCCTTCAACTTCTCCGACTGGTGGGACCGGTCCGTGCTGGAGTCTGGCTACTCCGTCACGCGCGTGGAGGGCATGGCGGGCAAGAACCCTTGCATCACCGCGCTCATCCAGCTCAACGGTCACGACCGGTTCTCGGTGCGCGAGGGACGCTACTTCAACGAGGTCCAGCCTTACCAGCACCACACCAACATCCCCGCGGTCGGCATCAACGTGTACTCGTTCGCCCTGCAGCCCGAGCAGCACCAGCCCTCTGGCACGTGCAACTTGTCGCGTATTGATAACACCACGCTGCTGCTCACGGTCTCCAACAACGCGGTTGGCACGACCACGACGTCCACGGTCTACGTGTACGCCACGAACTACAACGTGCTGCGCGTGATGTCCGGCATGGGCGGACTTGCCTACAGCAACTAAACGCCAAACCTCCAAAGGGTTCGGTTCTTTTTGTTGTTGTTTTGTGTTTTTAATAGTGATTAGATAGTGTAATATAATCTTCTATATTCAAAAAGTATAACTTCATGAATATAAAACCAAAATTCAGATATTTTCATATGTATAAATAGATAAACATGGCGAATGTGGCACGAAACACACCTGCGGAGGTAGTGAAGAAGATAATGAACACAGTTGCGTTTGGCTCGGTGGATGATTTAAAAGCCGCCCAGCGCAACACGTATAAGATGGGGAATAATGTTAAGAAAATGGGCTACCCTAGTGTGTATCGATTTTTAAAGCAATACATACACCCCATTGATGGCAGTCAGTTTCAAGGATTGACGCTACTCCACGTGGCTGTGTTAACAGGTGAACCTGACATTGTAGAGGAGACCATGAATTTCGGTACTGATCTCGAAAGACCCAGCGGTACGACATTGGACCCCGAGTTTGCTCAGAAGACTCCGCGCGGACTTGCGGACGTGATGATTGTGCGTTCCAAGTCACCCGAGCAGGCAGCGGCGTTCAAGGCGATCAAGAGTCTATTATTAAAACACGGTGCCAAGCCTAAGATGAAGACCACTATTACAGGTAAGAAACTGGCATTTCCTGAGAATGCTGTTAACGTACAGTATTATCGCAACGCAAGTGCTGCGCTAAATCGTATGCTCAGCCAGCCGCAGTTCGACACGCGTAAAGCTCGCAAGTCACGGAAGGCAAGAAAGACGCGTAAGAACTTAGGTTAAAGAACCGCTACCCCAAGTCATTTGAGGCAATCATTGCAATAATATAGGATCTAGTTGTTGTTTTGTCCTTATAAAACCAACATATAAATAGATAATGGCGTATTTGGCTGCTGCTGCGTTTCGTCCCACCGCCCGTCGAGCGGCTGCTCGCCCTCAAATCTCCCAGTTTGAGATGGAATTACAAGATGCGTTAAATCGTATGGTCTTTGCCATTGCCAGTGGCGATGTCGCGACCTATAAGCAGATTGTAGGTGTTGAGTTCCCGGTAAAATTCAAGCCGCGTATGGGCACAAGCTACAATAACTTATTAAGTGACTACATTCACCCAAGGGACCGCAGTGATTTTCAGAATATGACACCGCTTCAAATAGCGGTCTACAGTGGAAACCCCGAAATGGTGGATGAAGTGTTACAACTAGGCAATGATATAGAATATTCTACTCCTGGTGTAATACACGAGATACTTGAGAATAAAACTGCTCGTGGTATGGCGGATGTGTTTATTGCGGAATCCACGACGCCAGAACAGGCTGCTCCATTCAAGGCTATTAAGAAGTTATTGTTGATTCATGGTGCAAAGCCTAAGATGGTCACAACCATCATAGGTAAGAAACTAGCGTTCCCTGAGAACAAGGCGAACGTCAATGAGTACAAGCGTGTGACAAGCATGATAAGTAATAGCCGTAAGTCACGGAAGAGTCGAAAGGCAAGAAAGACGCGTAAGAATACATCCAAATGATATTCCTAAAAGGCTAAAGAGTCAACCCCCCTAGACACCAGGATAATGGCATTCTCTGGAACAAGTCTAGACGAAGTATTTGGAAGTTTTCAGGGAGCCTCTGGCAACGCTGACGTCGCTGATGTGGGAACATACCTTGAGAGGCGCATCCGTGAACGGGGTGTCGATATTACAAAGCCTGAACTTTTTATGGATCCAGAATATGACCCTGTAACACTTGACGCTGAAAAGTTGGTCAGTCGATATAATACATTATGCGAGATGTCTACAAATCTAGAAAAAGCCCTGTCCGAAGGAAGAAGAGAGTACGATGAATATGTAAATATGGAAATAGATTTCAATGCAATATCGAATGAGTTTCAGAAGAAAACTTTTTCACGAGGAGACGAATCGTCAATAGAAGAGTTCAATAAGTGGCGCTCACTACAAGCAGATGTGAATAAGTTAAGAGACAATATCGCTACTAACCATAAGAGCAAGCTTGAAAATAGATTGTCTGAAATAAAACAGAAGCTAGATGCGGTTGCGGCAGAACTTGACGTGATTCGGAACTTTATTAAAACTGGAGTAAAAGAATTCATTCCATCCAATGAAATAAAACCAAATATGTGTATTATATGTTTGGATAACACTATATCGCATGCCCTTGTACCCTGTGGTCACACGCTCTGCAAGGAATGCTGTGATAAAATAGAAGAAGATTGTCCGTCATGTCGTACTCAAATGACTGAAGTACTTAAGATATTCATTTAATTCAAGAGCAACCTAAAAAATATATTATGTATTAATACTAAATGGACAAATACAAGGAAATAGAGAAAGAAATCGCTGACTTGGAGAAAGAGCGAGAAGCCCTCGTGACAAAAAGAGACCAAGACTCAAAGACTATTTTTTCTACATTTATCGATGAATATGTATTATTAGACCAACTCCGCCGCCTAACAAATAAATATATAGATGATATGAACGCAAACGCAGAAGCCATTTCCGCAGCAAGAAAGCGAATCGCTATGTTAGCTCAGTAAATACACCATAGCGAGCCTCTTTCCCCTCAACTAGCACAGCGCTCATCTTATCTTCAATAAAGACGGTAAGAGGTCCATCAAATGTTGAAAACTCTGCTGCCCCAGATGTTGCCTTTTCCATATTTAATAAGTCTATCAGCGCAGACATTCTGCGTTCAATAGGCTTTGTCAAGGTTGATTTACGAGACAGATGTTTCCATCGCCATTCAAACTGAAGCGCCGCCCTTTCATCTGGAAATCCAAGAACATGGCATACGCGTTTCCATCCCGTAAAACGTGAGGTTGCTTTTGCTCCACCAACGAGTTCTCCATTATGCTGTCTTAAGCGCCTTTCAACATTGACTGTAGCACCAATATATGTGCTACCTTTGGGTGATACGAGGCAATAACAAGACCAGTCAGAGACACCCATCCTATAAATAAACTTCAGCCGTCTTTAATAGAATGAAGGGTGCCCGGAACCAAACGAGGCGGCTTCAGCGTAAATATAAATATAAGGGAAAAGGTGCTGGATTTTTTGGTGATTTGTGGATGAGACTCACTCGTCGCGCTCCTCGTCCACAAACTGTGGCACCACAACAACAACAACAACAACAAGTCCAGAAGCCCTATGTCCCAAGCTTCTTTAATCGCTTATTTGGTCGCCGTCCTCCTGTTGCTGTGACAGCGCCGATAGGACAACGCCTTCCTGTAGCCTCTCCAACAATACCCAAAGGAGTTCAGGAGCGTCCAGATTTACCGACGGAAGACCTAATACAGGGACAAAATCGCTCGTTTGTTTTCCTTTATAACAAACTGATTTATCCTGAGCCTGGTATTCCACTCACAGAGCCTCAATATGCTGCGGCTGGTGAGCCATACAAACGACTCTACGGAGTAAAGTTAAATGCGCAGCAGCGTGACAAACTCAGACAGGCGGTCAAAGCAGCAATCGAGAAGGGCTTGAATGTAGAACAAATATCGCAGCAGGTCTTTCACATGCCCCTAGACCAACTGAATAATCAACTCAGAAAGGCAGAAGGCTATCGTCAGGACCAGACGCGCGACCTACTCTACGAGCGGCAAGGCAACGAGCTTGTTCCAGTCGCAAGGGCTGAATCATGGGGTGGATATCTTGAGCGGTATCTGGATCCGATACTATACTCCGACCGTCAAGCGAACTACACTAAGAACTACCTCAATGAGTATGCCGCGGCAAGCAAGGGTCCTCAGCAATATGAAGAACAAACGCCGATTACCACCCTTGTAACAAAAAATCCTGACGAGGAGCGCGTTGTTTATGTTGCAACAGGCAAAGATAACCTGAAGCACTATCTTGACCTCTTAGAGCCTACACCGGTTAATATTAATACTGCCCGGTTTACAACCGTCTTCCCATTCATTGTTTTAGAAAAGGGCGTATATCCAAATACAAGAAGCACAGTTAAACCAAACCATCTTATTGTTCGCGCTTCGGCACTCTTGAAAAAGTCATTTATTCAAGATGCGTTCAAACAAAAGAGAGTGGATGACGTTGAAGAAAACCTCGCCAATGTGTTGAAGCGAGAGGCACCTGATCTATGGTATCAGGCAGAAGTGGACAGGGTCAATATTGTTCCTGTGAGTAAGTTGTCTGATAACAACCGTGAGAACTTTATCATCGTAAAGGATGCATTTGCCGATGTCATTACGGTGGATATTCTTAAGAATATTAAAAAGAATCTTGTTGTGAGGAAAGCGCTTGCGGCGGGTGCTGTGATTTATGCCGACCCCAAAACCCTTTGGGTCATACGTAGAGATTTGCCTGAACTATGGGCAAATAATCTGAATGGCGATACGACAAATATGACGATATATTATCTCAAACTGAAGAACGAGGTTGAGCGCTTCGTTATTGGATATTTACAAGCAGTAAGTTTTATGAACTACTATAAAATGTTATTGGAAGAGGGCAATAAAAATCTATCAAAGGCAGCAATGTATGAGCAGGCGCGTCTGGTAGCCTTTACGAGTAACTTGGCAGAACCAGAAGTAGCCAAGGAAATGATAGCACCATTTGAAATGGGTCTGAACTCTTCAACGTGGAGAACATTTTTGGAAGCCCAATATCAAGTTCCACATGCGGAAGGTGATATCATTCGTTCTCCAACCCAACTGAAAGACCTTATGCGCCAGTTTAATCCAGAGTTTGAAAAGGTAGAAAATATAAAAGACTTTCAGCCAGTAGCATTTACAGAAGAAGAAAATGTCCGTGAGAAACTTCTAGCGCGCATTGAAAATGCTAACTACAGAGGAAATCAGGCGGCAATGAAGACTGCGAAGAATGAACTAAACGCATTGAATCTGAGCAAACGGCTCCTTGAGAACAAGCCTCTAAGAACTGAGATCAGAGGCATTAAAGCAAATACTGTGAGAAGTATTCGTAAGATGTTCGAGCCAGCCACATCGACGGCTCCTCGGCTCTATCGCACCCGGAAAAATAATCGCCGCTAAAGTAGGCAAATGAAAGGCATTGGTAACTATAAAGATGTAGGTGATTGGACATACATCTTATTAGGCATTCTTTTTGTGGATGTGGCTGTATTATTTATAGCGCGCTACTATCCCGATTTCTTAGGCAAAAACTTGAATATTTGGTATGAGCAGTTCGGTCTGAATGCGGTCATATCAGATGTCTTTATTATCGCGATTGGTTTTGCTATTACACGCCACATTTACACATACTTCTTCCCTGGTGCATTTAATACCCCGATTTTCCTAGCACTTCTCGTCGCCGTTCAAGCAATACACGACATTCTATTCTATTTGCTTGTGATTCTTCCTATACCAAGAGGTCATAATCGGATGATAGATGTATTCAAGGACTACGCGTCAGGTGGTCCCATTATTATAGCAGGCGATGCAGGTCTGATGTTAGGCTCAGCGGTTGTTGCCATGTTCCTTAAGTCACAGGAGCCATCCACTGTCGTATTTGTCGGTTTGCTGACAGCGTATGCCCTTCCATATATTCTGGAGACGCGCAACAAATATTCATTCAAAAATCTACCATCGTCGACCACAGTGCGATGAGTGACCACCCGCACAATAATCCTCCTGTTTGAAGCCCTGTTCTGTTGGGCAGCAAAGTGGAGTATGACGGTCTTTCGCATCAGGTAGCTTTTGACCAGATACGGGGTCGTGATAAGGGGTGCAATACTTCTTGCCGCAGTCCCAGCACCAAGTTTTTCCGCAGCCAGCGCCTATATGAAACTTACCGTTGGTATCTAAGCCACAGGCAAACACATACGAACAGGCATTGTCTTTCAGGCACCAACGGGCGCACCAAGGACACTGCTTAGCATCTCCACAATCATTCTTTGACATGGTTTTATTGTTTCTACCTATTTATTACCGGGATTCACGGCGTCTTGTTTTCCGCGCTTTCCTTGCCTTTCTAGTCTTACGCGCGTTCTTATTGAGTCCTCTCTGTATAGACCCTGGGAGACGTGATAGAGAAGCACGCGGTTTTTTGGGAGCACCAGGCGCTACAAGTGGAGGACCTTTCAAAGGTAGATATACAAAAGCATTTCTGGGATCTGTTGAAGACACCGTATTTCTGGCATTTCTTAAGGTTTTATATAGTAAAAGGTTAGTATTTACCTCACGAAGACCCTCCAAGTCAGATTTTTTCAAGCCGTTTGTCAAGTCATTGTTATTCTCCATCTATACTCTCTGAAGTTTATTTTCTTCTACAGGAGAAATTTCCGATCATGGTCTTGTAATAGAATACTTAAAATTTAATTCATTAACATTTGTATAATATTTAGTTATTATAAACTTACAATACTCTTCACCTGCAATCCTTCCATGGTTCTTTCTAAAGTCAGATGCCTCATCAATTCTGTTTCCATAATGATGGGCATAGTCATAACACATTATAGCAAACTGATCGTTAAATCCGCCATTATGTTCATCATTTGGAATGTAAATTTCTTGATTATTAGGAACAAGTTTATCAATAGGCAATTCATTGTGTATTGTAATATCAGGTCTTACAAACATTACAAACTTGAATTTATCACCATTCGAAACGCATTCTTTAACCATATTTAAACCGCGTTTTTGGGATTCTAACATGCACAAATGATTAGAGACCATTTTAGGCAACCACTCGCCATTACGAGAATCCCCTATTGTTTCCCATATATGTTTATAAAAATAGTTATCCATATTTATACTCTCTAAAAACTCATCTTCATCATCTAGTTTATAAAAATCAGGAAATAATAACTGGTATTCAAAGTAATCTATTTTTTGTGGTATTATCTCTTCCCATACATTTTGCGTATCATCTTTTGTTTTCCATGTATGTATAAATGTTTTATAGGTTAAATTTTGTTTATGTAAGATATCGAATATATATTTTTTGTGACTCATATGTGTTTTTTTTACTGAACGTGTCAATCCAAAATATACAATAGCAAAATCGTATTCCATATATATATGTATTTATGTATATATAGAACTATTTAGGTTATTATAATAACTCGTGCGATGTCTCGGCATTTAAAAGAAAGAAAGCATGAGTAAAAATATAGCAGCAAGGACTAAAAATATTCCGTCATTCCACGCATGTTTCTTAGAAATAACACCTGGTTTTTGTGTGATATCTGCCCATCCACCGATGGCAGTAGAGATTATGGCTAAAACGAATGCGATGAGCGCTAAAAATCTCATTTGGCTCTGCCAACATATTGCCATTCTACCTATTATGACATTAGTTTCAATACTAGAGCGGTGAATGTCTTTAGTCTAAGCCCAAAAACTTACGCCCAATCTTACTGGTTACAAACATACCGCATCCAGCGGCAATCTGCGCATAAAAGACATTCGTCTTCTTAGTGCAGCATAGTAAATACGCAGATAAACTAATAAAAAGAAATGAACTAATCCAGAATAAAGTTGTAAACGTGTCCATTCTCTACTAAATACATATAAAATCTGCCGCTTTGTCTAAATGCCTGTCAGACCCGTAGAGCCAAAACCACCCTCGCCGCGCACAGTATTCGAAAGCGACTCTACAATACGCACCTCCTTAATCCAGCCCATATCAGGAGCAAGAACCTGAAATAGACGGGTACCCTTCTGAATAGTTGCCGTATCATTGTATGACCACACAGCACCCATCAGCTCGCCACGATACGTCTTATCAATAACACCCATGTTATTCGCCATCATAACACCAGACTTCCAGATGCTTGAACGGGAAGCTAGCCAGAAATGAACATCCTCCTCCATCTCATCAGCGTAGCACTTTACAAGTCGCGCCTTACAGCCGAGCTTTAGAAGAGTCACCTGTGAGCCAAGAACAGTATCAGCGGGAACCACGAGGTCAAACCCAGCATTATCATTGGTCCTTCCCACAACAGGCTTGTAAAACTCACGCCCCTCCTCAGTTGGTAGTAGCTCAAGACGATAATAGAAATCACACATTGTACTGCCGAGTTAGTTGGGCAAGTACGTATTCAAATTGACTGATCGATGTGGAACAGAGTTATTATAATCTCTTGACCACGTCTTGGCACATAACCAGCTTTTAGAATCAAAATAAAGACAGTTTTTAATATGAGGATTCGTATCAGGATTAATATCAATGGTATCAAGTGGGGCAATCATAAGAAAACACCATTCATTTGTAAAAGAAGGCACAAACGTCTTATATGCGATAAGACCATACTTTTTGAGATCGTGAAAGTTATGAACAATCATCCGAACAAGCCACTTTGGTGTCTCAGTATTCCATGGCACGATGCCACCAGCGTTCATGACAATACTACCACCAGGCGCCAGCCACTTCTTTGCCGTCGTTAGAATATCGAGCCATAACTGATTGTTCTTTTGATTTGAAGAATCAGGGTCTAATAAATCAATAATAATACAATCATACTCGTAATCTTTTTCGGTTAGATTTTGAATATCTGCTACAATCGTCCTTACTCGTTTATCTTTATAACAAGAGTTATTCCATCCATAATATGTATTTGTAAACATATTTATTAAGTCAGAGTCCCAGTCGATAACGTCAACGAACTTAATATCATTCCAGCGAAGAACCTCTCTTGCGGCACATCCATCGCCGCCGCCAATAATACATACGCGCTTCTTGTTTTCTGATTTTACTGCTGAAAGGGCAGGATGAACAAGCATTTCATGATAGATATATTCATCTTTGCTTGACATCTGTAGTTCCCC